CCAGATGATTATGCTGATATTAATTTAATCGGCGACGAAGAAACCGTAGGCGGCGAAACAATTCCTAAAGGTAAGTTGGTTGACTTTTTCCCTGACGGTCTCTGTGCGGTAGGGCTTAACGGAATGGCGGTGGTGCTCGCTCTTTATCCTGAACGACATAAAGATCACATCGTTTCAGGAACATGGTTTACTCAGGCCCAAACCGGATCGGGAAGAGGGCTGGCAGACTCGGTAGAGATTCAAAAACAGTTTAATACGCTAAACGGGCAAGCTGCGTCTTACATGAGTTCAACCCACACTCCGGCAATTGGGTACGACAATCAGATCTGGACAGGAAGTAAAATGAAGTATCTCGGCACTCCGAGAACTAATATTCCGTTTGACCTAACGAAACTCCCAGAGGGCCGGAAACTTCAAGACTCAATTTATCAGTTTCAACCAGCTTCTATTCCCGCGCAGTTTTTTGACTACGCCCAAAACTTTCTGAACGTGATGTTTCAGAAAACGAGCATGGTTACGGATTACGATCAAGGCCAACCGGGAATCACCGCCACCAACACCACGGCGACGGCGGCAGAAATAGACCAAGGGAACGCGGACTCGATTAACCAGCCGATATTTCTAATTAAGGCTGATGCGCGGCGTAGAGGGTCAGAGATTACAATTAATCTATTTCGTCAACACTTTCCGATGAAACGATACTTCGATTTAGGAGGAAGATACGGACAGGTTCAAGGGATAGAACTATCGAGCGCCGATCTTAAAGGTGATTTGGTGTTTGATGTTGTTCCGAACAGTGAAATGCCGAAAGGCCCGTTCACTCGACAGAAGAACATTATGGGCTTTTTTAACGTGGTCGGTGGCGCTCAGGGTTATGCGATGATGAAGCAGTCCGATCCGCAACTGACTAACGAGTTAGAGCAAGTCTTTGATGTGGATTTAGAGACAGACACTTTTGATTCGGTCGCAGAACTTTGCCGCAGACGTTTGAACCAGATGAAGCAAGCGGTTGATGTGGGGGTTGTTGACCCTGAGATAATTATTCAAGCTATTCAACCACCCGTCAGCACGGTAGAGCCGAATCTAACGGATAAGAGTAAATGGTTCGCCAACTGTCTTGATTGGGACGAGCTGATCGAGTCTCCAATGCCGCTACGGCAGGCTGTGGAATTACTGGCAAAGGGCCAATTCCAAGGTTCTGTGGTTCAGCAAGCTAACATCGCAGCAGGACAAGGCGTTATTGAGGCCGCGCAAGCTGCGCCAGCGGCTTTAGGTGCGCAGGCTTTAGAATCTCAAGGGCAGAGTCAAGAGCAACCACAATCGCCCAGTCCTGATCAGCAGCTTGACGTGCAGGCTCAAGCAGCACAGCAGCAGCAAGACTCGATAGAGTCTCAGGCTCAACGTGAGCATGAGTTGAAACTCCAAAAAGGCGAGAAAGAAATGCAGTCCGCTGACCACAAAAACAAGGTACAATTAGCACGCATGAAGCCTAAGCCATCGAAAGGGCAACCCGCCGAATGATAGAAGAATGGCGCGCCATTAAAAACCATAGAGGGTACGAAGTCAGCAATCTTGGACAAGTTCGCAGTATGTGGCCTGATAGAGGTTCTAAGGCTGCGCCGCTGGAGCCCAAAATTATAATCGGCGGTTTCGACCAACGCGGTTATCGCCTAGTCGGGCTGAAACCGGAGACACTAATATCAGGTCATCGAATTAAAACCCGCAGAGTGCATCGCCTCGTTGCTGAAACATTTATTCCCAATCCCAACCAATTACCGCAGGTTAATCATAAAGATGGCGACAAGTTAAACAACCGCGCGGATAATCTGGAGTGGATTAGCAATGCTGACAATGCTACGCACGCTGCGAACAACAATCTATACGCCGCAGGTCTGCAAAGCGGTATGGGCAAGTGGCCCGATAGCATGGCGCGTTCAGTTAAGTGTCTGCTGGATGGCGGTGTTCGCCCTGTAGACGTGTCTCGTGTTTTAGGCGTTCCGATGGGCTCTTTGTACTGGCTTGCCGGAGGACGCAAGCAGACATGGACGACCGCGCAATGAAAATGGAACCCAACCTTCAACTAGCCAAGGCCAAACTATCAATGCGATGGTTTGCCGAACATGGAACCGTGGATGAGATTGAAAAGCTACTATCTTGTATTCAAGAAGTGACGCCGCGGATTGAAGGTCGGATAAGGCGAGAAAAACTAATCCTTGCTAAAGACAAGGCTTTAACCTTACAATCCGAATTCGTGAGGGTTTCGTAAACGGATTGACAATTTAGCTTTGTTCCTCAGTCGAGGAAAGGGCCGCATGAGCGTGAACCTATCAAGGATTTACGTTGATGCGGCTTTATTTTTAGCCGCAAAGGTATGGAACTACAAACCACGGATGTATCTAGCGAGGGTGCTCCTCCTCCTAGCGTCTCTGCGGAGATGGTCAGTGCTCCGGCTGAACAAACTGGAAGCGAACCGCAACAGACTGCCGAGTCTGGCGCGGAGGCTGTTGTCGAACAACCAACTGAGCAGGCTGAGGCTGCATTCAAACTTCCTGAGAATGACGACGATCTCAAGGGGCAAGAAAATAATCCTCATGTACAGGCGGTTATTCAACTAAGACAGCAGCTGCGAGAGCGTGATCAGCGACTTGACGAGTTCAAACCGTTAACGGATTGGAAACCGATTGTTGAAAAGATTGGTAATCCAGCTCAGGCACAAACGGCTTATGAACTAACCCAGTCGCTCTTTAGTTCACCTGAAGGACAAGAGTATTCAACTCTTCCGTTTCTTCAGAACGCCGATAAACAGAGACCGGGGGTAGCTAATCAACTATTTCACGATCTTCTGACTTATCGAGTGCCTGACGAAAATGGAGCAGAAGATACGTTAGTGCGGCACATGTACCGCGCTCACAGTCTTGATCCCGACCGGATTGAGGACTATCGAAACATTGACATGCTCCGCGCTTCGGGGGTCGTAACCGCTGAAGACCTCGGCAAAGTCCCTGAACAATTTCGCGAGGCTTTTAAGTCTCTTTCCAAGGATGGTCAAGACGACATTCTTGAACTGATCCGCGCCCGTGATGAGAATCCGCAAGCTAACGCGAGTTTTGGATTACGAGCAGAGGAACACCTACGCAACGCCCAAGCTGCATTAGAGGCTAAGACGTGGCGAGAAAAAGACGAACAGACCAAACGAGAAGCCGCAGAACAGCAGCAAGCTCAGTTTCAACAGCAAGTTGCTCAAGCGGTAGAACAGGACATTGTTAGCGAGTCTCAGACGATGTATGACTCCATACACAAAAGTCTGTCGTCACAAGTGACTTTTTCAAGTGACGCGACTGTTAATTCTCTCGAATGCGACAAAATCTTAAGTGTTGTAGCTAACCTTCAAAGTCCATATCCGATCTATCGCGACATGGCTGCTCGAGCATTAAAAGCAGTCGGGGTAGACGTGAACGGCTTTAGCGAGTTGGCGTCTCGTTTCGAGCATGAACGCGGGAAATATGTTGCGTTGAAAGCTGCGGGACAGGAAAACACTTGGGATGGTCAGGATGCTTTATCTAAATCTGAAACCGCAAAGCAACAGATTTTAGTAAGAGCTAACGACTATGCATTGAAGCTTGCTAAGGCGGGCGGTGAGAGAGCAGCAACAGCAGCGGCACAGACAGGAAGTCAACTTGAGACGGCTACGGCGCGTTTTGTGCCTTCAGGGACAGGACAGGCTCAACAAGGGAACGCAAACCCCTACATGAACAATCCGCATCCTGTAGGCAGTCAGGAATACTATAAGTTTTATCGCGACATCGATAAAGCTAACGGCCTGAACAACGCGTCGGTATTCAGTTAAGGGAGACTCAAAATGGGAGCAGTACAATTTTCTGAAATCACCGATCTCAAACGTCAAGCGGTTGAGAAGGATGTCCGGAAGTTCTATGATAACAACGATCCGGGCATGAGAGCCTTTGGTAAGGCGGTAGACAAGCCGAAACTTACCGAAAAGGGTTATCGCCTTCCTGACTACGCTCGTCGTCCTACTGGCATGACTTGGTTTACGCCAGACAACTCCGATTTCAATCAGGCAAATGGCCCGCAAACAGTTTCAATGTGGGTCTATCCGACCATGAGCGCGTGGCCGATGATCTGGGCCGGTTCTACCATCGAGTCGATGGAGAACGACACTGAAGATAATGTTCAGTCCTACGATCAAGTCATGGTGCAGTACACCGAAACCTTCCGTAAGAGAATGAATCAATACTTCTATGGAACGGGCAATGCTGCGGTGGCTTACTCAGCAACCACAACTACAGTTCTTGGCTCTCAATCGCTCTCAGGAACGACCACGGCAGCAACCACTCCGGGTCAGACCAAGGGAACAATGTGGCTGTGGGAAGGCGAGACGTACCAAGCTATTAATGCGTCCACGGGAGCAGTACGTGGTGGGTTTGTCGTCACAACTGCCGGTACGTCATCTTGCACAATCAACATGCTGTACGGAACAGTATCATCCGGCGATCCAATTGTGATTCAGGGGTCGTACCAGTTGGCAATGCGGGGCGAGGGTTGGCTTGTGAGCGACCAAAACCGTGTATTGCAGGGACTCGACACTTCGGTCTATACCGATTTGAATGCTCCGGTGGTTGACCTCGCGGGCGCGCTGCTGACCCCGGCTGCAATCGAGAACGCGAAAGCTCTGTTGCAGACTCGTAACAACGCGGTCGATGCCAAGAACAACTTGACAGCCTTTATTACGTGGGGCCAATACAGTACGATTCGTAAGCAAGGCTACAACCTTGGCTATTACCTGCGTGAAGATGCTGGATCGGACACCATGAAGGGTGTGCAAGGCGACTACACGGACGGCGACACTCGTTTCATTTGCGATACTGATATGGACGAGGATCGCGTGTATTTCAACAAGACTTCAGATTATAAGATCTACGAGATGAAGCCCTACGGGAAGTACAACCGTGATGGCCTTGAACAGCGTATGTTGCTGGGTGCGAACCAAACTGGAAGTGACAATTGGCAAAGCGCGGTTGGGTGGAAAGGGAACCCTGCCACCCTATCAGGAAGAGGCTCGGCCTTCATCAAACGTGCGCAGTTGGCTTACGCGACTGCTGTAACCGCCGGACTATAAGGAGAAAAATCATGGCAACTAACACTTCAAACAATCCGGCATTTCTGTATGACAACATCACGCAGAATCCGAAGGTGGTCAATCCGTCAACCAGTTATACGGTTTTGTCCGACGATAACGTGATCGTATGTGGAGCTAACTCGCTTGCGATCACGCTTACGGCAACGAGTAATTCGCCCGTGTGGGTTACTTCGGTTGATGGTACTACACAGCGCACGGGCTGCACTGTCGTCGTTGGTTCTCAAGATTGGGTTATTGCGGACAGCGGGGCGTCAGCTTTATGCGTCCGCGTCGGCCCTGCGAGCACTAACTTCTGGATGGTTGTCGGCGCAAAGACCGCAAGTTAATGATTGAGGCTTACAACAGGCCCGATCTTTGGGCGTCTCCGGGTATCTTTAAACGTCCTGAATTTGACGTGGAGGGATATCAGAGGAAAATCAACCGAATTGTGGGGGCATCGCCTAGCGGCGCTCCCATAGTTCAACTCGTTTGGGCGTGGGATGCGCGCAAGTGGGAAAACACAAGCTGGGACAGTTACGGCCTTGCTAAAGAGGGTGAATGGCGACAGAAGTACCGAGCCTTGTCTGTAGACATCGGCAACGATGATTATGTTGATATCTCTCCTCCCCGGTGGATTCTGGAAGAACGATTTGAGCCAGAAGCCTTAGCGATTAGTTGGGAACGTACTCGGTATCGACTGAAGATCGTTGAACCTGTTCCCGTGATGTGTCGGTACTGTCATAGTCCCGGCAGGTTCTTCAGCACTCAGGAACTAGCTTCTATCTTCGCTAAGTGGGATGCCAGTCAGGTTAAAGACGGGAAGGTATTTGTTCATTGGGTAGATACGGATCGCTCAGAAGGCCATATCCTTTGTTGCCGGTTTTGCAATGAGGACACGATTCTTAGAACAGTGAATGAAGATGTGTGGGGGCCAGTACCGCGAGAAGGTTGGTACAACATGCTTCCTCATATCGGAATCATCGCAGACCATCAAAATAAGTGCTGTGAACGAATCTGGAATGAGTCAAGAGAGATTTGTTACGGCACGTACAAAGAGCCCTCAGGGAAAGAATTAAAAAGACTCAAAAAGGGTATTGCGTTAAGAAATAAAGAAGCAGCAACCAATCCGCATATTAGACCCGAATTAGACGAGGTAGCCTTACAGCAAGCTAAGGCGTGGGGATTGCAAATGATGGCCGATCAGAAGGTTAAGAAACGAAATGAGTTGGCTGAAATACGCCGCGCTCACCGTCCTTCAAACATTCAAGTGTACGCATAAGGAGAAATATGCAAGTAGCAGAACGTCAACAGATTAAGCCGGAAGTTTTTGATTCGGTTGGGTACTTTGATAAGCGCGTCGTCGGGGCGAATGTCGTGCGGTGGGTATTCTTCCCCGGCGATCTAATCGTACCTGAAAGAAAGGCCGAAATCTCATGGCTACAAGCTGGCGGCGAAGAAACTCCCAATCCTTGTCTTCAAAAATACGGACGAGGATTTGTTCCTCGCGGACGCGCTGCGCTACTGGAAATGGGTGGCGAGCCTATCCCTATGCGACATTTGGGCGACCTTCAAGCAGTAGCGTGGCAGGGCATCCCTTTGAACGAGGATGCTGTCAAGAACAAGTTTGGCTTCGTGCCAGTGTATCCCGGCGACGGATTGAGAGTGCTTCGTCGCTACTCCATGAACCCTATCCGCAAGGGGATGGATGAGATTAGCGTTCTACTCGGGAAAGAATGGGACGAGTGTCACAACGCAGAAGAAACGGGCATTCTTGACGTGATTGAAACCGCAATGTTTGGTGATGGAATTGAGCCGACATTGAAAGGCTTGGAAGCGCAGATTAGCTCGGCGGTGATCACAGACAGTCGAATCGACATTGGCAAATACAAAGCCGAAACTCTGCGCATGTGTGAAGAGTTCCGCAACTGGGCAACTCGCATGGTGAGCGTTGAGCATGGGCTGCTAAAAACAGGACACGTCGGGGAGTGGCAAGGTGGCTGGTCTTACTCGTATTCTCCGATTGTGGAAATGCTCATCACGCAGCTTGAGATGTCTCGGCAGGATCAGCCGATGCAGGAAATGTCGAAGCTCGTGGCGCAATTAAGTTCTAATCAAACTCCGCAGCCAACGTCAATGTCTGCCGCCGATCTCGATCTAATCGAGCAGCGCATGGAAGCGCGGCTAGCTCAAGCGAGAGAAGCGGACGCGAAGAGAATTGCCGAGTTAGAAGCGCAAGTGAAAACTCAGACTGAACCCCAAGAACTGAACGCGACTGATTTTGATTTACATGGTGAACGCCCCGCTGAAGTGCATTGGAAAACTTGGCAGAAATGGCGTCACAATGCCGGTTTGGGAGAATAATCAGGATGTGATTTGGTGGTGCGCCGATTTTGGGCTTGTTCTTTTTTTGTGGCCCATCGGCAATTAGCCGCCCATCCTTGAGAAGCACAATGAGGACACTTACCACAAGAATAGCTTCCTTTATTACGAATGCGATCAATTGTGTGTTCGGTGGTAGGTTTTGGCCCCATGTCGGCGTAAAACTGCTTGAAGCTACGCCAAGCTTGGCACAGCGTAATTCCCTTGCCCCCGTAGCGCGGATAGTCTGCAGCGGTCACGCGAAGAGCGCGGCTTCGCATAGCGATCCAAGATCGATACTCGGAACTGAAGGACATGTAATGTCGTCGATGGCAACCGCAGCTTTTATTGGCCCCAGACTTCAGATGATCGGCTCGCACGACTATTTCTTTGCCGCACGAACATCGACAATGCCAATAGTAGCCGCTCTTTCCGCGATGGGAAAAACTTGTCACAACCAGATAGTTGTAAGTGCTACCAGTCAAGTCCTTCATAGCCGCATGTTACCATGTTTCAACGGGTTACACAAAACGTGGGCGAAGTGGCGTAAGGACGCAGGGATCGAGTAGGGAGTAATGCGTGGCTTCAATTCAGTCAATGACCACCGACGTTCGCATTCGTTGCGACGATCCGCTTCCCCAAAAAGCCAGCATGAGGCGAATACTGCTTGCCGTAGTTGACGCCCTCCAAACGTTTTACGCTCGATTAGGCAACACCGGTCAGGCTTGGTCACTCAAGCCTGACTATCTTCTCAACGTCTCAGCCCAAGCCTCAGATTTCCTTCTTGCTGTAGATGATTCCTATGGGAAACCGATCCAAGTTTTAACTTACTATCCATCTAACCCGTCGTATGTTCAAAGGATTGTAGAATTCCGCGAGATTGCAGACATGAATTTTGACTGGGGCCTGCCGGTCAATATTTCATCTTACCTTTACACCGATGGCTCTAACTGCACAGCAATGCGAATGGCGTTCTACTATCAGGATGACGGATCGCGGTGGGTTAGAGTTTTGCCGCAGCCGGGATTGCAAGCTAGTTATTTAGTGACCTTTGCTAGTGGCGACTGGACGAGCGCGGCGGCATTAGAAAGCTCTGCTGTCCTCACTCAATTTCATTCGTTAATCGAAATTTGGGCTTCTCAATCTATCCTTCCTTCGTGCCGATGGTGGGACGAAGAAGAAAAGAATATCGTTCATCGCAAAGAAATCGCCGCTGCATTGGAAAATGACAAACTAAGAATCAGTGATGAATTTGACCGTTACTGTAGAAATTTAATCCAAGACCACATGACCATTCGATCTTCTAGTATGGACGACGACGGGATCGGCATGTGGGGATACTAGAACTGTTAGCATTGTACCGCTATGAGCGTTGCGACACATATTATCTTACGAGAGGCAGCGGTGAGATGCAATGCGCTTGTGGGTGCTACTGCTGCTGCGCTTGAACTGACCTACGCAGCATTGCCGCTCACTGATGCCGATTTCCAATCTTCGATTTTTCCCTTTACGGCGTTCTTAGATCAAGAGACGGGGAGCATCGCTCGCTTTGCGGATATTATTTCTAGCACCGGAAACCATCCGTGGCGATCTTTTGTAGGACTGACAGTAACAGACACGCTGGATAGTGGCGATGTAATGCCCTCTGTTGGCACGAACGGCGATCCGATTATAGGTATCTACGGATCGGTTTTAGACGCGGACGATCAAACGATTGTTTGCACTGAATACCCTGAACAAGTTATTAGGCGACGAAATAATAATTTAGCTATCTGGACGATTCCTGTCTATGGATTCAAGATGTCAGGGGATGGAATCGTCCACACTCGGCCTAATGGCGTAGCGGTTCAGGTATGCACGTTCAACTGGGATTCTATCGCCGCTATCGTGGCGGCAAACGGTGATTTACCCTTACCTGATTCTCTCGCTAATGCAATTTGTTATGACATGGTAGGAGCATTGGTAAGAGACGATGAGTTTGTCACACAGTCGGCGATTTATCGCAAGTATGCAGACAATGCAGAGATGTCGATTCGGCAAGGATTAACTTCAGTGAGTGAACAATCAATAGCGGGGCCAACATTAATCAATTCGTAGTGGAGCATTGCATGACTCAATCTGTTTTCGATAATAGCGAGCCAAGCAATCGCGGAATTATAGCATAAGCCCACAGGTAATTACGGTTTAATTATGGCCTTCAGCTATCAGACTTTGATCGATCTGGCGTTACAGCAAGCTCTTGCGGGCGGCGATCAGTTAAGGTCTGCCTTACTTGACGCAGACATGACAATGGAATCGCTGGTTCAGACTGTATTCCAAAATGTCGCGCTTCAAAAAGCCGCAGATCAAGAAGGGCGCGGCCTTTTACGACGAACCCACACGCTAGCCGTGACGAACGGTGTTGCAACTCTACCCGATACTGTGTTGACTCAATGTAAATACGGGGCCTCGATTTCTGATCCTGATAACATCGCGGTAGCGCAAGCTCAATCAATGGTGGAGTATTGGCAGGACTTTGTTCAGCCTAGGGTTGGAATCTTTGCTCAGCCTGCATGGTGGATTATCAAGGGCGACGATGATTTCCACTACATCCAACCGAACGAGAACTACGATCCGTCCACTGGATTTACAGGCAGTTTGGAGTTAACGATTGCCAGCGTGCCGGAAGTTCCCGCCGGCGCAAGTGACACGGTTGATGTTGTTGCTGAAGTGTTTAGTGATTTGGTGAGCGCGTTAGCAGTAGCGATTCGCGGGTTAATAGATCGACAACAACCGAAGGCGGCATAAGTGGGCAACAATCTTCCAACGCGAACCATTAGACCCTCCGCGTTTTATCCAACGCAACCTAAATCGGGTAATGTTAATAACGACGTTCTTTACCGAATGGAAAACGCGATTATTCAAGGGAATCACCCGCTTACCTATGTTCAGAGCTATGCAGGTTCATTAAGCTATTCAGAAACGATAGCTACTGCTGATCTTACGGGCACTTTAACAGCCACTTCAGGCTCAACCACGGTTACGGGATCGGGAACGGCGTTTACTACCGAACTAAATCCCGGTCAATATGTGTTGGCGGTAAACACCTCGACACACGCATCTTATCTTCTGGTAGTCCGTCGTATTGTGTCAGACACGTCTTTTGTCTGCTGGAAAACTCCGACAAGCTCAAAGTCGGGGATGACCGGTAAGAGACTACCGGTAATTTTTACGGTAGACCAAGATCGAGGCACTCAGATATTCGGCAACACTATCAGGCTGGATCGAGGCACGCTGCTCTCCGCTGGGCAGGGCACATTTCGACTAAACGGATCGGCGTTAAGCGCGAGCCTGTCTGTGACTCGCGCGCCTAAGATTTCTCTCTACAACTCAGGTGCTGGGACGTATACCAATTTCCCGTTAGGAATGAACCTTTCGTCCGTAACAATTTCTGCCGCGACTAATGCGGCGGCTGCGGTGCTGACGGTAAATAATCACGGGCTGTCTACGGGAGATGGCATAACAATCTCAGGAGCAACAGGAAACTGGACGGCGATAAATGGTTCGTGGACAATTACAGTTCTAAGTGTAAACACTTTTTCAATTCCGGTTGATTCTACAGCCTTTGGGGCGCTGACTGGCACTCCGGTTTTCCCTTCACGACCTACGTTGGTAGCTGTAGCGGGTGGCACAAAAAACATGAGGGCGGGTCAGTATTCAGTTGTTATCGCTCCGGCTAGAACTCAAACCCTTGGCTATAACAATCCATCTCAAAGAGCCGTTGTTACCCTTACGGATAATCAGCGAATTCAAATTACCTTTCCGCCAATGGACACAACCAACGGACAGAATGCTTGGCTAGTGGGAGTAACGCTGTTTGCGAGCACGTTAGGGGCCGATCTGAACTACTTGGAAGGTCCGTGGTACATATTGGATCAATTCACAGGCAGTACGTCAGGATTTACAGCTTACATCGAATGGTACGATGCGGAAGTTGAACGAATGAATTTAATCACCTTCGACAACGATCCGCCCCCGGCAGCTAATTTTGTGGTAATGCTGAATAATGTTCCTGTGTGGGTTTCCTGTCAGGGATTAAACGGATCGTCGCCGGGGCCGTTTATTTTCCCAGCTAAGCCGGGAAACATCGAAGCCGCGCCAGCAATATTGGCGTTTTCATCTTCACCGCCGGAAGTGATTCTTGGTGTTATCTCCGCTGACGGTAGAGCGTATTTACCTACTGCAAATAATCTTCTAATTTCTCAAGGCACTCCACAATCAGATGTGCCAGTTTTAATCAGACCATTTTGGTCTGTGGGCTTTACAGGGCCAGATCAAATTGTCTTTGTAAATAAAACTCTCTACGGCCATTCAGTGCAAGGCCCAACCCGCTCTGCGCCTGACGGTGTTCCCGGCTCGGAAGAGATGGACTTCGCCATTCCGGTTTCTGAGATTACTGACAGTTGGATTGCCGGAGACGTGAAGGTTGCCTACGATCCGATTAACAATGCGGTGTGTTTTATTCATGCCAGCGACTCGCTCAATTCATCTGGATTTTGGACGACAAAGGTTCTCATGTACGGATTGCGTCAAGAGGCATGGATCGGGAGTGTTGTGTTGTCTTCTACTACTCAAGACATGATCGTCTGTGGCGCGGCGATGGTAAGCAACACTCTCACCTTATTGGTGGGCGGTAGGCAATCTGACGATTCTGTGAGCATTGGGACTTACGCGTGGAATCAAGCAGCGGGTGCGGCTGTGGCTTGGTATGTCGCCACTAACTTTTCGGATTACGATGATGAATTGAGATCGCATACAGTTAAGCGATTTCGCGTTACGGGCAAAACCACCAGCGGATCGGGGGGTGTTTTTGGAGCGCAGCCGTCGGAATCGATCCCTGTTGCGTCTTTGGAAGCGGGAAACTCATCTAGTCTTACTGGGGCCGTGTCAATCGCCAACACTTCTACCGTAGCCCAAAGTCAGCAGTTCCAAGTCAACTGTCCGAACTTGGCGCAATCAGCTTTAAGAATTCAAGGCACGTACAACGGTAGCGATTCGGTATTGGATCGGGTCGATGAAATTGTCATTCAGAGCGCAGCGATTGGCGTAAGGATATAGACGTTGGCTGATGTATACAACAACACGGATGTTCAATATGACTCTTATTTAGAGCCAGAGATAGATCCGTTTGTCCAGCAGATTCTTGCCACGACTGCAATCACGAACCTCAACGGGATTACCGGCCCGATGATTACTTTAGCAGGCGGAACGTCCGGATTTTCATATGCACCTTCAGGCTCGACGATTACTTTGGTTGGGCCACTCACAACTAAAGGTGATATTTATACCTACGGAACTGCTGGCACACGATTTGGAGTTGGCACTGACGGACAAGTATTAACGGCTGATTCTGCTTCTTCACAAGGGCTTAAGTGGGTAACGCCGGGAGCAGGAATAGGTACAGTCACATCCGTTTCGGTAGTCACTGCAAATGGCGTTAGCGGCACAGTTGCGAACCCGACTACAACTCCGGCGATCACTTTAACACTAGGCGCGATCACTCCATCCAGCGTTGCGATTGGAGGCATAGCTGCGACGTGGCCCCTTTCAGTTCGGGGAACCACATCAAACAATACCGCTGTCTTTGCCACAGATGATTTCGTCCTATCTAGTGTTGGCACGGCTCTCAATGTCGGTTTTGGAGCGTCTACAGGCAATACAAATGGTGCTATCCAAGCCGCGAGTAGTGGGGCGACCGCTAACGCTGCGCTTGTGCTCAATCCGAATGGCGGTAACGTTGGCGTTGGCGTAGTTCCAGCAACCTCAGCCATTCTAGAGTTGTCCTCGACTATGGGCGCGTTGCTCGTGTCCCGCATGACCACAACTCAACGCGATGCGTTAACGGCTGTAAATGGAATGCTCATTTACAACTCGACGCTATCGAAGTTCCAAAGTTATGAAGCGGGGGCGTGGGTTACAGCAACCAATGCGGCGATAGTTCCAAATACCGCGCCTTCAGCCGGACAGATTCTAGTTGGCAACGCCGGAGGGACAGCCTACGCGCCTGTATCGATGAGTGGCGATGCGACGTTAGCCAGCACCGGCGCGTTGACTCTTGCTTCTGTTATCACAGCAGGTGGCCCAACCGGAGATGCTACGCATGTTCCCCAAATCACTTACGACGCTAAAGGCAGACTGACGACGGTTTCCAGTATTCTCATTACCGGCACCGCACCGGGAGGTAGTGCAGGAGGTGATCTCAGCGGTACTTATCCAAACCCAACAGTTGCGAAAATCAACGGCGCAACTCTGGGAACAACGACAGCTACCAGTGGGAACGTCCTAATCGGATCGGGATCGCAGTGGGCAACTCAAGCTATTAGCGGTTCGGGCGCAACCATCACGTTAGGCTCCACAGGTGTGATAACTATTAGCGCCATCGCAAATGCGAGTCTCTCAAATTCATCGATTACGATTAACGGTACGTCAGTTAGCTTGGGGGGCACTCGCACGCTGACTCTCGCATCGTCTGACTTCGTTAATCAAGGGACTACCACGACAATCCTGCATGGCAACGCGGCGGGTAATCCTTCATTCGGGCAGATCGTCAACGCAGATATTACTAATTCGACGATTGACCTGACTGCGAAAGTGACTGGAATCCTACCGTCTGCGAATGGTGGCTCGGCTAACGCTTTCTTCGCCGTGTCCGGGCCTGCCGCGTCCGTAAAGACCTTCACGTTTCCGAATGCCAGCGCCACGGTGTTAACTGACAATGCCGCGGTAACGGCGGCTCAGGGTGGCACTGGAATCGCGAGCTACGCAGTCGGCGATATTCTCTATGCCTCTGCCTCAACGACGCTAAGCAAGCTGGCTGACGTGGCAGCGGGAAGCTATCTTCGATCAGGCGGCGTAACAACTGCGCCCGTATGGAGCACGACCACGCTCCCGAATAGTGCCACAACCGGCGACATTCTCTACGCTTCAGCGTCAAACGTCTATTCAAATCTTGCTGATGTCGCAGCAGGTTCTTACTTACGATCCGGCGGAACATCGACTGCGCCTGTGTGGAGTACAACGACACTTCCTAACAGTGCGACGACTGGTGACTTGCTCTATGCCTCGGCTTCTAATGTTTACTCGAACCTTGCTGATGTTGCGGCTGGTTCTTATCTACGTTCAGGTGGTACGTCTACTGCGCCGTTATGGTCAACGTTGATCCTGCCGAACTCAGTTACGGCGGGGAGCATTGTCTACGGTAGCGCCACTAACACCTACGGACAGGACAACGCGAATTTGTTTTGGGACGGAACCAATCACCGTCTTGGTATTGGTTCGACCGCGCCCACTTCTAGACTTCACGTAGACGCGGCGGGCGGCACTACTGCCGATGAGATTGCGACCTATTTCCAGAGCGGCACGTTTGCGAATATCCGCGGCTCGATCTTGCACGGCGGTAACGCGGGCGGCTATTTATCGGTTGGCGGGTTGCAGATCATGGCGCAGGGGGCAGCCAACAGCGTGAGCGGATCGGGTGATATTAACTTCCTTACGCCCGTTTCAAACTCTGCTAATAACAGCACCGACGCTACGCTTACTCTGCAAATGAAGATAAGCAACGTCGGTGTCGTAAAGATTGGCGGCACGGCTAGTCGGGGCACGACTGAAGGCACGAATCAGTTGGCGATTTTCAATGGCACAGCACCGGCTGGAACATTGACTAACGGAGCATCGTTTTTCTGCGCGGGTGGGGAAATGAAGGTGATCGATTCAGGGGGGACGATTACTCAAATTTCGCCCCATGACTCTGACGGGTATTGGGTATTTGATTCCACAAACTCGGTTAAGCATACCCGTCTCTTAATTGACGTAGAGAAACTACTGCGAGCAATGAACGATTATTTAGGCACTGATTTTGTTCACGATCTTGCTGCGTGAATCGTGCTAAGAAGTGTTTTTACGATTTCAGATTTCCTTCACGGGCGGCGTAAAATTGGCAAACATCGGCGGGACACAAATAATCGACGCGGTAGCCGGAACAACGGTAACGATCACAATCGACGCCACGATTCCGCACACGGTTGCGAGATGGACTGCGGCACAAACTACCACGATAAATATCTCGGGTACGCCAGTTGACGGCCAAGAGCTAACGCTGATTGTCCTGAACGATGGAGTATTACCGCGAGTGTTGACGTTGGGGACAGGATTAGTAGGGATGGGGATAATTACTGGAGTCCTCAGCAAACGAAGCGTGATACTATTTGTTGCTTCAGGGGGAGTCTTTTATGAAGTAACTAGGAGCGTTGGTCTATGAGACAGAGACGAGCACAGAAGCCAGACGTGGAAAAGCTGGCAATGGAAGCAAAAGCCAAGCGAGTTAAGGAGTGTGGCGATGCCGTCCAAAAGGTTTTGGCTCAGTATGAATGCAGGCTATTCACCGCTTTAGGCGCAGGACAACAGCCAATAGAACTTAGAGACATTGCGGGACTACCAGTTTTAATCCAATTAGGTTCAACTAAGTGAACATTCGCAGGCTTGATCCAATTAAAGACCGGGGATGCTTCGTGGATGCGTGGCGTTGGGAGGCTCGTGCCCCTCGTTGGTTTCGCGATGCTGATAAAGTGTTTGGGCCGCAAACCTTTGAAGATTTTCTTGAAAGCTCTAAAGAGTTTGAACGTGCGACGTTCGGGATATTTGATGAGCATCTAGCGGGACTGATTATCTTCACTCTCAAGGGATCGTCGGTTGAAGTGGATTTAATGGCGCGGCCTAAAACGTCACGTGAAACCATTTTAATCGGGGCAAGTATTCTACGCGAACAAATCTTTGCTGATTTAGACATTCAGGAACTATATGTATGGCTTCCGAGAAAAAACTACCCCACTAGAAAATTATGTGGCATACTAGGTTTCCGTGAGACTGGGTTGACATTAATTCGGGGAACATACCGAGAAAAAGTAATTGAATGGCTACACCTTAATCTCACACGAGAGGCTATAGCGATGCGATTAGCCGCTTGATAATTTAAGCTTTATCGAGTTGAGTTCTCGAAGGGCCGTGCGTAATCGATTAGATCGAGCGTACGGCCCTTTCTGTTTATGGGGAAAAAAACCACAAAAACGACGCAGAATCAAACGCAATCGTTTAATAACGCTAATACGTACGGCCAGATTACGCCTCAAGACACTCAAGATACCCAGAACTTCCGCGCTTGGAATCCCCAGATTGATCCGGGCCTTGCTTCTCAGTATGGTAATGCAAAGAATCAGTTTACTTCTTCATTCAATAATCCCCTTGGGGGATATCAAACAGCGCAAACCCGTGACGCTCAACAGCGAACAGGGCTGCGCCAGTTGAATCAAGATGAAGCTCAAGCATTTAGAAGCGGATCGTATGATGTAAATAATCAGAAGGCCGGACAGCTAGGAAGTCTAGCTGCTCTTACCGCGCCCCGTATTTTGCAAACGGGAAGTAGCGGAAGCGGAACAGGTTCAGGAACATCAACTCAGGTTCAATCAGGAGACTTGTTAGGTCAGCTTATTGGCGCAGGGTCACAGGTAGGGAGTGCCGCCTTGTTGACCCTTACGCTATGCTGCGGGCTTTTCGTTTATAGTAGGACGCTAGACAAGCGGCCCGTTGCTTATCGCGCCGCGGATCATCTGACGGCATCCGCTGCCAAAATCTGCGAGCAGACGCACGGCTGCAAATTCGACAATCTCGGCCACCCCTCTTGCGAGGTTTTGTATTCTCAGGGGTAAATTCATGGCCGTGGTCACAGTGAGTTTTTGCGGCATTTGTAACGGCGAAGCTAATACCGCGCATGACGTTTTCTTTGTTTGTTACGGGTTCTATGTGGACTGGATTGATACAGTGACGCACACGGCACAAATGATCGGATTGAAGCTCGGCAGGGATTGGCTCAACAACCAACCCATAGAGAAACCGATGGACGTGCACTACGCGCCGAGCCACACGCAAGTGCGCATACCCCGACGTTTTATGAATTGCGCCCGCCCACAGCCAGCAAGGCGTACCCTTAAAACTTACGCCAGCGTCGATTTTAATTTTAGGGAAAATCTGCTTAATCAGCCCGCTAGTCAGCCGTGTCGGCAGAGGCGGTTTTGGCTGTTGAAGCAACATTTTACCGGCGACAGCGTGGCATTCCTTGCAAACTGCGCGCGGCTTGCCATTCGACTTGCGATAATAATCGCTAGTTGGTTTAGGAGTCTTACATTTACTACAAGGGGTGAGTTGAGTAGAATCGTCGATGGGCATGATCTGAAGTTACCTTTCAGCTTGTGTCTTGGCGACGTAAGGCTACAACCTTGCGCCGCCTTTTCATTATAACATGCACGACGCAATACAAAGAGCATTCAGCGAGAGTAACCGAGTGGCACTGTTGTGCTCGTTTGGGAAAGATAGCCTTGTGCTGCTGAGAACAGTTTTAGACATGGGGCACAAACCCACAATTATTTGGTTTCGCGATCATCTAAACCCTTTTGCCGCGAAGATTATTCGCGAATGGGACTTGGAAGTGGTTGGCTATGCTCCGAGTGCAAGGTATCAAGTTGAGAATACTTTGGTTTCTGAATATGCAATCGGAAACGCAAGACTACCTTTACTTCAGGACATTTCCGAACAAGGTCAACCCGTAAATAAAGTAACCACTCCACGATTTGATTACGGGTGGGACACTACCTTATTTGGCTACCGCAAGTCGGATAGTCACCCATTAGTTCCCGTCACCTTTGAGCCGGAGTTTCAGCTAGGACCCACCAAGATGATCGCGCCGCTTTACGATCTTTCAGACAGGGAAATTTTCAGACTCACAAACGAGATGGGAATACCCCGCGAAACAATTTGTGATGACGTATTACCGAGTGAGTTTCCGGTAATATCTACTCAGTTCTTTCAAGAACGATTTGGTTTTCAGGTTCATTAAGGAGAATCAACATGCCTATTCAAGATATTAGCCGCAACAGTAATACGATCAACATCAGCGCGGCTTACACCCTAAAAGACCCAAACATCGGGCAGGTCATTGCCAACTGCACAAGTGCAGGGTTCACGCTGACAATTTATGACGATCTGGATAGCGGCGCATATCACCGCCTAGTAGTCAAGATTAGTGATAGCGACTCGTCAGGAAACACGCTGACCATTGTGAATGCTGGGGCGACCTTTAGCACCACGTTGGCGTCTACGAGCGCGGCAGTTGAGTTGGAAACAGACAATGAAGGTAATTGGCTGGCTGTTGCGTCGTTCCCTACCCTCGACGCGAATACGGCAATCTCTGCCGCGGACTCGGCGGGACTGCGAGCGTCTGACGCTCAGTCTGGTGCGGACTCCACAGCCTTAACAGCTAGCACTACGGCGTCAACTAATAAGTCCACTGCCGCCAGCGCGACGCTCAGCGGCGTATCAGCGGCAGAGTCTATCGCGGCAAGCGCCACGCTAAGCGGGGTGTCGGGTACAGCGTCCACGGCTACAAGTCAAAATGTTTCTCAGTCGCAAAATATTTCCACCACAGGATCGATAGCTGCGAGCGCTACTTTGAGCGGAGTATCCGCGACGGCAAGCGTAGCCACCTCACAGAACGCATCCCAGAGCTTGAATGTATCTTCAGCGCTGAGTTTGGCGTCTAGCTAAAATGAAAATCTGCCATTTCTCTGCTTTCAATTCTTCAGGGATGCACAAGTGCGCTGAGACGTTAATGCGCGCCGAGCGCAAGTTGGGTCTCGATAGTCATCTGGTGAACATCCACGAAGTACCGTCTGAACAGTGGGACAAGTATGCGGATGCGGACATTTTCGTTCCGCATACTCATTTCCCTAACGAGATGAGAAAGAGGCTGACGAAGCCTCTCAAGATGGTCTTCCTTGGTCATGGTACGCCTGAATATATCTTTCGGTCTTCTGTCGATAGCGCCAAGCAAGGGTATGGGCATGGTGATGGCTTAATGCTCTGGATGTATTGGATGCAGAACGCGGATGCTGTCTGCACGTTCTGGCCGCGACATCAGGCGATTATGCAGTCGATGTGTGACAAGAACACGAGGGTTCACTTAATCCCGCTGGGGTTAGATTTGGACTTCTGGAAAAGCGGGGTAAGCAGGGGAAAGTTTGCCGGAAACCCTTCGGTGATGATCTGCGAGAACAGCCACTTTATGAAGTGGGCTTACGACCTGTTTATTGCGTGGCCGTGGGTTTACAAAGAGATACCTGACGCCTGCCTTCATGCTAACTACCTGCCGGTGGATCAGCATCGCTGGTTCTTCCCGCTGGTAAACCGAAACGGGGCAAGCTACGGCGCTCATATTTCTCCCTTAACGTTTGCACATGAAGAACTAAGAAACGTACTCAAGAGCGTCGATGTCTATGCGAACCTCGTACGTTACGGGGATCACAACCGCATGGGGTTAGAGGCGAGTATCAGCGGCGCAAAAGTAATCAGCTATCGCGGGAATCCCTACGCAGACTTTTGGATTCAGGAAGGCTCTCAGGTCGGCATGGCTCAAGAGTTAATTCCTATCTTAAAGGGGGACGTAACCCCGCGAGTTAAGGAGACTATCGCCTCAGATGTGGAAATGGCTCAGGCGATGATTGAGGTTTACCACGAGGTTTTGAACCGAGGAATTATGCCGATAAAGGCGAAACAAGAGGATATCTTAGACGCCGCGGAGATAACCCTATAATGCATCAATTCTCTAACAACGCATTCAACTTTGTGGACAAGACGGCGACGATAGGTCAGAACGTCACTATCTGGCACTTCGCCGTCCTGTTAGCCGACGTGAAGATTGGCGACAACGTGTCAATAGGTTCACGGACGGAGATTGGCCGAGGATCTACAATCGGCGATAACACGCGCATTAGTTCAGGGGTGTTCTTACCTTCAAACAGCATCATAGGGAAAAATTGTTTCATCGCTCCGAACGTGACGTTTACCGATGATCGTTACCCACGTGCCGGGAATGATTCGTACCACGCGGAACCTCCGATCCTTGAAGACGGCTGTTCCGTAGGGGCCGGCTCAGTCGTCCTTCCGGGCGTCACAATCGGCGCAGGGGCGCTTGTGGGGGCAGGGTCGGTCGTCACTAGGAATGTTCCGCCCAAGGGCCACGTACGGGGCGAGCCAGCACGAGAAAAGGCATACTCAGGGGTTCACCGAGAAGAGTTCCACGAGCTTGTAGCTCCAATCGTTATTGAACATTTCAAAAAGACGGGTAGGCACATTCTACCTTCGTGAAAGGAAGGCTATGGCTACACAAACCGACTTCGCGTTTATCCCTGTCACGATAACAGCAGGGGCGATAGCGTCCTCCGTTTATGATTTGCTAGTTGCGGGCGGTTTAACGCCAACCGGATCGTGTGTAGCACTGCGAATCGCCCTCGGAGCAGACACGTACTGGGGAAACGTATCCACAGTAACCGACTCGTCCGGTGCCTTAGTTACTTCGGGAACCGTAATTACCGACACCGCAACCGGCGCGAGTAGTAATGCCATTCCAATAGCCCAAATGTTTATTTACAAGAAGGCGTCGGGCGACGCGACAGGCACGATTTATGCGCGCTTTACTCCGTAGGAATCGCTTAGTTAAGAATGATCGTATCTCTTTCATCGTTCCAGATTTACCCTGCCGCCAATGCCGGGTACGATCCTGATAATCTTGAGGTGCGTTGGTGGTATAATCGAGGCTACATTGATAGCAGCACAGTCTTTGTTCAGGGCGGAAATGGTCAATCAGGATTCTACATAACGTCGCCTTGTACTGTAGACGGTGACGGAATAATTTCTGTTCCATCCACCGATCTGTTTTCGACTTTAGACGCAGCCGATCCCAACCCTCAAAGCATTCAAATCTTTGGGCGGCTCTACAGCAACAACACTGCCAAGCAATATGTTACTGCCTATTCTTCGACGCCTACGGGTTGGGTGGTACAAAACTCTAGTCCGCTTACCTATGAAGATTTAGTCTTAGAGAATCAGTCGATCGTCCTCGCGAATCCATCGCCAACTTTCCCGACGTTCGCGCAGATGATTGCCTACATCAACTCGCTCACGCCAACGCCTTTAGCTAGCGATGTGGTTATAGGGCGCTCCCGTTTCCGCACCGCGCCCACTGACGCTCTCGACCCTATAGCGGTAGAAGATAACGATCCTCGCGTTAACGCAGTTTACAATATTAAGACCTATGGAGCAGTGGGTGACGGCAACTCGTCGCTTTCATCTGCGCCGTGGCGTGCTCAATTCGGTATTCCATCGTCTGTGCCTAATGCTTACCTAGGTGGAACTACTTTCGGGACACTGACCTTTGTGGACGGAGTTGACACCAAAGATTACGTCGCAATGGCCTATGCGGTTTACTTATCAGGGCAGAATCGGGGAACGTATGTTCCCGGTTCAGGGGTGACGTTAGTTGAGTCCATTGAGATCATCATTCCTCCCGGTACTTATAATCTTAACAAACTGATTGGCTTGTACTCGTCTTACTACGTGACAGCTACCAATGCAGTGTTAGTGAGAAGCGGCGCAGGGCCGATCTTCAACATTCTTGATCCCATCAAGACCGTCATCTCTGGTATCCAGTTTCAGGGCGGCACAAATGCGATTTTAGTCGCAAACGAAAATATCGACGCGACTGAATTGGATGTTACTCGTAACACTTTCCAAGGTCAGACTGATTATGCAGTTCGCGGCAGCAGCACGGCGACGGCAATGCCCAAGGCCCTGCGTGTTGTTGACAACAAGTTCATTAATACAGCAGGGGGCGTCTACAACACCAGCAACCAAGCAATTATTGAGAGCAACTGGTTTGAAATGACCACCACAAATCCGCTGCTTTATAACGATGGTGGTCAGGCGTCTTTTTCTAAAAACCGGATTACCGCCGGAGCAGCCTCCCCACCTGCCGACTGGATTATCAACGCCGGACAGTTAAGGGCCGAGTGGAACATTATCGGCGGGGAAAGTCCTGCGGGTAAGAGATTCCTGCGTGTAATTGCAGGTGCGCAATACACTTCAGTCCAGCATAATATCGTCCACTCAGATACTGACTCTTACAACATTCAATTAGACGTATATCCGATCAATGTGTTCATTGAGCATAACTGGTTTCAGTCAAACAATGGATTTATCGTTAACGATAATTACGTTGGGGCCACCGCGGGGGCGACAGCGAGCATAGGCGCGGCACTTGGCACAAGTAACAACACCTTTAAGCATAACCAGCAGGGTAATTCTGCCACGCCGGTACTACCCTTTATCGCCTTCAAAAACGGCGGGCTATATTTCACCTTTGCGGGCACTGGTCTAGGCCGTACTGCAACCACGAGAGAAGTAGAGGTCGTTTGGCCGGGAACTGATTTTACCAACTTATTTCCTGATGCCTCTGAGGGGATTTCCGGGAGTTGGACGGCCAGCGGAGTGTCCTTCAGCAATAACGCGGTAGTTGCCCCAGACGGCTCTACAACCGGCAGTAACATCGCTGGCAACGCGTTTGGCACACTGGATAGCACGAACATTACTACAGTCGCTTTAGGGGGCGCAGGGGCTTACACCTTGTCTCTGTATGTGCGGAACTATGCCGCGGCGAATATTGTTTCGGTTTATAACGTAACTGATTCTGTAGTCGTAGTTGCTCGCCCGCTTTCGGTAGGTACGGAGTGGATTCGGGAAATCATCTCGTTCTATGCGGCCACGGGAAAGACTTATATTGTTCGATTCAACCTTGTCACAGGTGGATCGTTGAATGCGTGGGGATTTCAAATTAACCCCGGCTACCATGCGGCACCGTATTTGTATCGCGGAACGAGCGCTAAGAGCAGTGCGTTTCCTTTTGTAGGGCCAGAGCGTCCTGTTTATTATTCTGCGGCAATGCCCTCAACAGGTGACTGGAAAGCTGGTATGACCGTGTTCGCAACTGCACCAACCGAGCAGGGAACGGCATTGAGTAAATACATTCTTCTAGGCTGGCGCAGAATAACTACCGGGTCAGGAAATGTTTTGAATACTGACTGGTTAGAGATGCGAACATTGACAGGGAACTAGCGTGAACGAAGATAAAAGCCACGCACAGGAAGCCGCCGATCTTCTCGGCGCAACCGAATCAGACCGACTGGCAGAGACGGCCAGCCTGCTGTTGTCTTACAGTTTTCTGTTTAATAATTGGAGTGAAGGCCCCGATGCAAACCTGAAGGTAGACGGCGAAACGGGGCGCATCGTTGCGGTAAATAAGCAAGCTGCTCCGATGTTTGGCTGTCACGCCACGAAGATGATTGGCACCTTGGTTGAGGACTGGATACCGGAACGACTAAGAGAACAACATAAGAAACATCGCGAAAGGTATCGCGCATTCCCAACCAACCGCCCTATGTCATACGGCCAGCAGTTAGTCGCGTTACGCGCCGATGGTAAAACTGAGTTCCCTTGTTTTATCAACCTGATCTTTCAGTATGACGCTGAGAGACTAGTTGTTGGGGTTACTATACGACGGCTTGATCCGGCTGGCGTGAAAATGCCTCCAATGCAAACAGGGGGCGAGACGGTAGAGTGAAAGAGTTGCTTCCCTATGTTGGGTTATTGGCGCTGGCGCTGTCGATAGCTAACACCGTTTATCAGCGGCGCAAAGACGTGCAAGGTGATTGGCAAAAAAAGATCGATAAGGCAGTTGAGCCGTTTGCGGGACTACCCCAGATGGTGACAGAGATCGCGGCAGATTTAGCGGTCGCCAAGAAACAGTTGGAAGTGTTTTGGAGGGGCGTGAGTTTTTCATCGGCACAGGCTTTACATTCGCCACACACTAAAGAACTGGACGTGTTACTGGAAAAGTTCCAACGTGATGAGATTCAAAGTGAAAAGGACTTGTTCAAGCTTAAGGAAATGCTAAAAGATGTTGCGGAGAATGACCCTGAGCCTATGCGGAAGAAATTCGCACTGGATATTCTCACGCTGATTCATGTTCGATTTGAAATAGGGGGCGACTTGGTAGAATCGTTTCGACAAACATGAAGCAACTGAAAGAGAATCAAATCAGTAAAGGTTCGTCGCCTATGCAACCGCACCCGATGATAATGGTTACGACATGAGCGCCAATGCACCCGTTAAGTCCATACGCGAAGTCTCCCAGAATGGCTATAAACCGATTGGTACTATGCCAAAATCGCAGCAAGAGCCATTTGTGGAACGTATCAGGCGCATCCTGCCCCACCGAGAGGACATTCAGATGAGCGATGGCCGACAGATTAAGGGTGGTATTGTGATTCATCCGATTATCGCCACGGCGTTGTTGGGCGCAGTCATTGCTATCGGCCTCAGCGTTCGGTCGGAAATGAGTTGGCAACACGATCAAATCGTGAAGATAACCACCCAAAAAGAAGACGCGGAAAAGCGCGACGCAGAGCGAGCCGAAGAATTAAGCAAACGACTTCAGAATATTGACGCGGTACAGATCGCCTTGGGGCGTGATATAGTTCGCGCTCAAGAAATACAGAAGGCTAAGAATTCCAGAAACTAGGAGAAACCCGATGAGCAACGGAGACCCCGATCCGATTTCAGGTGCGCCTTACATTATCATATGCGGGGGCCGTACCGGAGTCGCGCTCGCAACTACTTACGATGAAAAGGTTATTGCGGCAACTCAGTGCTCGGCACAGTTCGCTGCGTTCATGGGAATGGAGTACGGCGACTCTGACGACTTCATTTCAGACCTGCGACCTATTACAACCATTCAGCATCAGTTAATGAACCACGCTATCGGCGTCCATAAACTCAGCCACGATGAATTGGATCAGAAGTTTGCGGATCTATTCGCGGCAATGGCGACGATGGAGGGCGAGTATTGAACGGAGTTGTCATTGCTCGCTCTAAAGTCCATCCGCGTTCAAGCCTAGATGCGAGACTTTGCTTCTTACCGCCTAATTCACGCGACCAATCGCTGATAACCTGAGTGCGCCCTTTCCACGTAATCCAACGATTATTGCGCCTGTTGCGTTGCTGCTCGTGGTTGGTAGCCCAGCGGCAATTCGACGGTTCATAGTTTCCGTTGTTATTCTCTCTGTCGAGAGAGTGTTTAGGACTTGGCTTTGATCCCATATCGACCAAGAAGTTTTCGGCAAGCTTCCACCGTCAGACTTCACCCGATCTTAGGGAGTCCGACCCCTATCGGCTTTCCGTCGAGCTCTTAGACGGAAAAACGCCCCAAGCCGCTTGCAACGACTCAGGGCGTTAACGCTGAAAGGAGATAACAGCATGAACTGTTATATCCATCGGAGCTGGGTGATCGTCGTTGTCGTTTACGGTGACGTTACGATCATCCTGTTAGTGCCAATATAGGGCTTCGGCCCTATGTTGCTGCGGGACGGGTCGAAAGGCCCGTCCTTTTTGTCAAAGATAGCGTTTTGGATTACGTGTATGCGCTTCGCGTTGCGTGGATGTATGCGTTGATGTATGCGCCTTATATACTTACGCGGATGTTACTAACTTACGCGTAAGTATACTCAACGTTATTACTAAGTGCTTGAACGATTGTCAACCACTAATTCACTAGTGAAACCGCAAGTGAATCACAAAACGGCTTACAGATAACTTTAAGTAACTGACCGTAACCCTAAGCAACTTTAGGTGATTAGCGTGTTACCCCTAGCGCAACCTCTAGTCTTACTTGTAAGACATTTTCTTAACCTAACAAAGCAATCCGTAACCGTTAAGGTCATCGACAGCCCAGAAGCGCGAATTCAAAGAACTATGTGCTCGAACGCGGCTTAATTATGATGCTGATTTACCGTGAAGAGTCACACGGTGTCACTTGGCAACACTATCACAGTGGAGCACTACCAGATGCTGAGAACTATACGCCTAGTTTTCACTTGTTGCAAGCACTTTGTTGTGCTATCTTCTGATTGTCCATTCGTACGGAGTCAGACATCCAAGATGCACTTGCGCCTCGACTCAAAAGGTTGGGGCGTTGGTGTCTTTACGCCACAAAGAGCGTAGACAACTCTAACAGTTCAGGACTACAATGCCTCTTGAGATTATGGCGACTCTGCTGATTACCGTCTTAGCTCTGGTCGCTGCAAACTCAGTTCTACTTTGGCAACTCAGGAAGGACATCAAGAAAATGGCTGGAACAATTCTCGATCTGCAAAACGAAGTTACCGCACTAACGACCGTTGAAGAGAGCGCGGCTAAACTTTTAGACGGCCTCTCTCAACAACTGAAAGACGCGCTCGCGCAGAACGATCCCACCGCAATTCAGAAAGTCATTGACGATTTGGATGCAGGGAAAGCAAACTTGGCGGCGGCGATTACAAGGAACACGCCAGCAGCGTAACCAAAGGAGTTCACATGCTTCTCTTACTCACAGGCGGCTTAAGCCTTAGCGCGTTGCCGTTGCTTTTGGTCTACCTGTTAATCATCCTGATCGTCGTGTCAGTGATCTATTGGTTGATTAACTCGTTCGCGCCAGAGCCGATCAAGCGTTATGCGATTGCTGTAGTGGTCGTAATCGCGGTGATTTGCTTAATCTATTTTCTACTTCAATTAGTTGGCGGCGCGTCGCCGCTTCGCTAAAAGGAAATCAAAACATGAAAATCAAATGGTTTCGTAGTGTTCGATTTAAGAATGACTGGGAATTGAACTTCATTGGCAGAGTGTGGAACTTTAGAATCGGGCGTAGTCAATTCGCCTCGTGGCGCAACTACGAGCCGATCTTCAACCTCTTCCGCGACCATGGAAATGGCACTTGGAGTTTGCCGTTCAGCGCTTAAATACAAATCAGAAAGGTTTGCGGCGGGTCTTTCGGCCAATGTTCTTTGATGAAGAGAGCAGCTCGTTTGACAGGAAACAACGACCACGTTCAAGTAGCTACGCGCTTTGCGCAACCGGCACTGACTCGCCTTCGTCTCTAGGGGATAATTTATGCACAGACGTTCATTCATCCAAAGCACCACCACCGGAGCAGCCAGCATGGTTGCGCTTGGCATGTCCAAGTGCAGCAGTCCAAGTGTCAAGGGGTCAGTTACGATCATCACTGGCGCGGTCAGTGAGCTTCAGATTCTTTTCCCTAACAACTCTGCGCTTGGCAAGATTGGAAGTCTCGCTAATGACTTCTCAAAAGACTGGTCGGCAGGCAATTTCGCTTCAGCCCGAACCGCGTTCGACAACCTCGACACTTTAATCAATCAAGTCATCACAGATTTGGGACTGAATGCGTCAACGAGAATCAAGCTAATTCTCGCGGCTTTAGGAATTGGTCTGAGAGTGCTTGCGGCGATTATCGCAGAACAGGGAAGCCAGAATACTTCTGCTTCAAGGGCTGCGAGAGTATCAGCACCATCGACAGTAAACCGGATAAATCAACTTGCTGATCCGGTTGTGGCGGATAGGTTGCTTAAGAGTTTGAAGCCGTAGTGCGGGGTTACTTCCCGACTAGCCAGACAAGAATCTTAGCGAGCGTATTTCCGTCCATTGCTTCGCCGCGCTCAATTCGGGATAGAGTGCCGTGAGATATGCCGATTTCTTTTGCGGCTTCACGTACGCCGATATCAGACATTCTGCGCCACTTCTTTAATACTTCACCAAGTTTCATTTACTTACTCCGGTCTTTTTCGGCTAATCGGCGACGTTCATCCCACGAGAGTTGCGGCCCCATTCTTACGCCGTCAATGACACGGGAAGCGGCGTGCCACCTATCGTACGATTCAGTTGTCATCCTGCTAGGCAGTTCGTCTTCGTGGATCAAGGGCGTTGTCCACGGCGGCGGTTCAACCGCAATAAATTCACCCTCACAGTTTTCTAGCTTAAACGTTCGCTGATACCCGACAGCGGACACCCACGGACGCTCAATCTTGACTACTTCTGGCTCGAAATCGTCGTTGAGGCGATACCAGTAATAACCGTCCGGTAATCCGTTGTTGTTAGGACGCAACACCCATGTTTTAGCTTCCGTGCGACAATAGCCGCGCGAATCATCTTGCGGGTGTATGCGAAAACTCCGCGACTTGCCGCACATCGGACATTCTAGCCATTCAAAGTATACGTCATGCTCATCGCAGACTTCTCCCTCATGGCTAACCATCGTCGGACAGTTAGAAGCGGCGCAGGGGTGTATCGGCGGATAAAACATCTACAGTCTCCCTCTTAATTGCGCGTCCCGGAACAATATCGAACCGCGTGATCGTGCTTACAATCATCGCAGATAATTTGATTGCAAACTGGACACGGGAAAAAATACGCCCAGCTATCGTCAACCGTTGCACAATTTGGACATCTCATAGCTTCTCGCTTTAAGCCGTTTGATTCACGTCGCTCGACATTCGCTCTTTTAGCCAACCATGTGAATATCCAATTTCTTCCCACTCTTCATGTTCAAGTTCTTCTAGTAACAGCCGTCGCGCCGTTGCGCACAGTCCTGAAATACCCGCCCACGGATTACAGCGACGGCACGAAACGCCGTGAGCTACAAGCGGTGAAGTATTCCTCTGGGAAGCCATCGTAAAAAGTTACCCGCATCTGGGAAAGGCGGCGGGTCTGCCCGATACGATCCTTTATTGCGGCCCTCGTATCAGTCTCCGCGTGGCTACTAGCCACAAGCCAACCGTATCACAACTAAGACGCTAATTCAATATTCCATTTCGTGTGAGCATTCATGCCTACTCCAATACTCAACACAAAGTAGCTTCAGCCGAGTTCGCGAATCTCTACACGAACGAAATAATCTCTTTTACCAGTTGGCACCTGATTGTATTCAAATCTGATTCGCGCCGTGTCGCCGTCGTCTACCTCAAACCAATCCGCGATGGAATCTTGAACGTGTTTGAAACTACCCGCGAGATTGTCTGTATCTAGTGCCTTTGCGCCGTAGCGGGTGAGCGAAACATGACACGGTAAACCAATCGGACTCTTACCATGCAAACCGCAAGGAATACCAGCGGCCATTAATGATACGGCTGTCACTTCTTGCTGTTGTTTCTTTCGCCGATTCTTAGCCGTCCAATGTTCTCGCATATTAGCTTCGCTAACCGTTCTGACCGGAATCGTGAATTCTACTCGCCCTGACCGCCTCTTCCTACCGCCATTTACGCGCTTTTGAGGCTGGCTAGGCGCAATCCCCTCTAAAGGCTCTACGGTGGCACTTGGCCGGATCGGACGCTCAGGGGTCAAATCTAGCGCCCACGGGCACGGTGGCGGAATTCGCTCTTCTGGGCTTAGGCATGAATGAGGTTCAAAGTGGTGCACTTTATCCTCTGCGATTGGGTTACGAGTCCACGGTTTTGCATGGACGGCTCTTTTCAACACTCCGCAACCTTCACGGTGAACCATTGAAGGCGCGCCACGTCGTAGACGAGTCACAACATAATACTTCACTGGCGGTTTCTCACGATGTACCCGTAGGTGGGGATTATTGGCTATAGCTTGGGCTAAATCAGATGGAGTCCATCGAGTCACGCCAACCTCCCGGCGTAGAGCGGATCGTCAATCAGCGTTTCAGGGAAATCCTCACCGTTCGCCTTGCACCAGTCCCAAATGGTATCGAACTGCTTAATACTCACGTCGCCCTCTGGATACCATTCGCCGCGACTTAGTTTGACAAACTTCTCTTCTTTCAATCCGGTCAGCTTTTCCAGATGACCAGCGAGCCAGTTATGCGCCCACGAATCGCACGAGTAGAGTTTGCCGTCCGGCGTTAACCATCCGTTCCGAATGTTCTCAAGATCGCGCACGGGTATTAGCCGCTTGGCGAGTGCCGCTGCTTCGCGTTTATCTTGCCGTTCCATTGCGCTAGCCCAAATCACCTCATCCACCCCAACCACTTCAACACAGAACGCCATTTAAGCGCGGGGCTGTCCACAATAATACACAGTCCAGACTTAGATAAGATTTCATCTACAGGTAATGTAGGGCGTTGATTAGGCTCGCTGAACGGCTTCCACGACTTACCGTTTATGCCAATCCATTCTCGCCAACTTTGGGCCATGCGCGCGAGTTCGATATCGGCACGAGTAACTTTTGGTTCCTCTCTGGATGCGATTTTTAGTTTGTGTTGTGGGTTCATGTTGCCTCCGGCTGCGCGGTTCTGCCGAGTTGTCTTCGTGTCCATGCCAGCACTTTCTCGTAACGATCCTCTGGCGTGATCGGAACCCACTGTTTAGGCTTTTCTGCGGGCCAACGATACGGCCCTTCGGCCCGAACGAGTGTGCACCCGTCAAGCTGAACGTCGTTTAGTTCGACCACCTTCCACGCAACGAGACGGGGCATTCCTAACTCCATGCCAATTTCCTCCATCTCCCCGTCGCCTTCAAGCTCGTCAACATCGCGGTCGATGCCGATTTGAGCAAGTTGTTCGCGAGTCTCCGCAATCAGATTGCGGCCCTTGTACTTTGCCAGCGCGCCTATGGCGCACACTTCGCCGTCTGCGTCAACCATCTTTCCTGCGATCAGTCTCTTGTCTGGTAACGCGAGAAGCGCGGCCTCAAGTTCGCGCAACGCCGATTGCCCCGCCTTGCCGTGAAGCGAACGGCGGCAGTTGGCTTGCCACAACTCAAATTGACCACCAAAATCTTCGTCTTCCGAGTAGCTGATTCTCATGTGGATTTCTCCTTTAATCGAGCTAGTTCATTTCGCAGCCCAACGCGGATAGCTAGAAGATCAACATATTCAAGTCTAGGATTTTCTTTGGCCATGAGCTCGATTTGAAACGTGACGCCAATGCCGTATTTAAGAAACATGCTATCCCGATAAGATTTCGAGTTTTCGTTATGCGCTTTATTGTGAAACGAGCATTGGCCGTTGCAGTTTCTTAAATCCCACCGCAGACTCAAAACTTCTCTCTTGATGTAGTGGCCGACTTGCAAACCTTCCGTTGCTACACAGTCGAAGATGACGCATTTGCTGTCGCGGAGCTTGAGAATCTGGCGTACCAACTCGTCACAATCATCGCGGATTTCTCGCTCAGAATCCCCATCAACTGACGGCTTCTTATTGAAGCGCGGCTTGATCCTTTTACCGCGATTCATCTGAGAACGCTTCATTGGTCGATGGGCGGCTTTTGCCTCAGCGTAAGATTTCTTGAAACTCATTGTAAGCACAAAAGAATTAACTCTGCGGCCTTCTTAGCGCGGCAGTAGCACCTTGCATACGCTAGGAACACTCCATCAAGATACAAAGCATAAGTTAACGGTCTTTCACCGGAGTGTGTTGGGTAGAACTGGTAAACAATTCTGATCATGCTATCGCAGCGAAGATGCTGTCTTGTTCTGATTGTGGTTCATCAATCGCCGCGAGATTTTTGATTGCCTGTCGATAATATGAAGGTTTTAACTCAATACCGACACTCTTACGACCCGCACGAACCGCTCCATAAACCTCTGAACCTACGCCCATAAACGGCGTCAACATTGTCTCATTTGGGTTTGACCACAAAGCTAAAACACGGTCAATCACGTCAAGCTGTAAAGGGTGAACATGTTTCTCGTCGTCCTCATCTTTAGAAGCTTTGAAAGGAAGAACCCGACCTAGCCGAATGTCGTCCCAAAAGGCCGATGCGTATTGCCTCCAGATCCAGTGTGAATATCTATTTTTTGTTTGGTCGCCTTCGTATCCCCGAAAGCGCAATAATTCCTTAGGAATCTCACGCTCTCCTGCGTATTCCAACAAGCCAATAGGATGCACGATAGGAATAGTGTTTTCGCCCTTGCGTCGAAACACTAACAACCAATCCGCAGATGCAACAGAACACCGAGAAGAATCTTCGACAATGGTTTTATGCGCGAGGTTCTTTGCCATTGTGCGATTACGAACTGTTAGAGGTTCTTTCCAGACGGCATAGCGGGCGATATAGTGAAAACCTTCTTTCTCGTGTAATCGAATTATGTCGCCGGGAAAGTCGATCAAATGATCACGGCCACTGTTTCCGCTTGGCACATCCATACAATGAACGGCAGTCATTCGCCCCGGCAGCGTCAGGCGGCAAATCTCACGCACAACAAAGGCATAGTGCTCAAAGAACTGCGCGTAATCTTTGCAGTTGGAAAGGTCTTGGTCGCTGGATGAATAATGATATAGACCCCCAAACGGCGGGGAGTATAAAGACAAGTGAACGCACTCGCTTGGCAGCGTAGCCATTGTTGCGACGCAATCACCGTTATAGAGAGCATACCTGTCAGTTATACATTGGTCGATTACAGCCATGAAGGTAGTACCTCCGCTTGGGTTGGGCGAAATCCATTGCGCTTAATATTCATTGCGTCCGTCATGTATTCGACAAGCACCGCAAACATATTGTCGGCAGCTTCCGCTTTTCGCTTAAGATTAGCCATTACCATTTGCTCGCCCTCGGTAGTTACGATATCAACTTTAACGGGATTTTTCTGACCAACCCTCCAGCACCGTCTGACTCCCTGATAATACTGCTCGTAGGAATGTGACGGGAAAAAAGTCATGTGCGCACAATGTTGCAGATTCAATCCCCACGCGCCGATCTTTGGCTTGGTTATTAGAGTTCGGATTTGGCCCGAGATAAACGCGAGAAACTTTTCTTCTTTTGCTTCGTCTGAATCCTTGCCTGAGATTTGCATGCCGTCAGAAATCAATTCCTCCAAAAGATCCCCTTCCGGATTGAGTTGGCACCATACCAGTGCCGGTCTGTCATGTGAAACCAGCTCCGCAACTTTCTCGCATCGCTCTTTTAAGGTTCGCCTTCGCTCGTCGCGTTGCTCTTGAAGGTTTCGAGCCAACGGCATAAACAAACAACCGTCAGGCATTACAGTAGCGGCAATTACGTGATCCTTTTCTATTAGCGGTGGTAGCACGAACGAGGCATCGTCAAATCCTAAATCTGACGGTTTGCGCATTGCTCGCGCCCACGAGGACACCCACCGCCAAAAAGGTTTTTCAGCGTGACCCTTAAACCTCCACTTAATAACCTGACCGTGCATTCTTCCGGTTGCGGAGTTGTTTTGGTCGTTCTTGAAAAACCGATTGAGCATGTCCATATGCCCAAGTTCGCCTAACGCCTCAGATGACGTGCCGAGTTCAGTGTAATCATTTGGCGCAGCCGTCGCCGTCGCAAGCAAGCGATAAGGCAGCTTGCGCATAAACTCAGTGATTGCTTTCCGAGTTGAACCGTCAAACGATTTAAGGATGGAGCTTTCATCACAAACCATTCCCGCAAAGTCGTTAGGGTCGAAAAGGTGTAGCCGCTCATAGTTTGTGACAGTGATATTCTTTTGCGGCTTACCGTCGCCTGACCGTTTACAGTCAATTCCGAACTTATCAGCCTCTCGCACAAACTGATGCGACACGGCTAACGGAGTGACGATTATTACCTTCTTGTTTGTGTGACGAATGACGTTTTCGGCCCAGACAAGAGCTTGAGGACTCTTACCTAAACCACAATCTTCGAATAATCCGGCTTTCCCCTTGCGAATACTCCAATCAACAAGTGACTGCTGGAAGTCGAAGAGAAAATCAGGCATCCAAATAGGCTCAAAACCTGAGTATCCACCTATCTGAGACTTGTCCTTTAGGAAGTCCTGATAGCTCATATCCGCAACTTCCCTTGAACGTAGGTAAACGCAAAAGGCAGCGGTTCTTTAGGTGTGAACTTCAACGCAGAATGGTTCGCGCTTAACTCCCAAACCATATCACCTTTAACTATCCGAAACAGATCAAGTAATTGCACGCCGTCTATCGCGATAGGTAGCGTATCGCCATTAAGTGTTGGACAGTCAAAGGCTAACTGCTCATTCGCTTCGCCGTTGATGCTTTGACTAAATAAATCTGATTGACCGTTCTTTAATCGAAAGTCCACGCGAGCGCCGATACGGTTTCGGTCACTGGCTAGCAACACTCGCTTGAGCGCGGGTAAAAGAATTTCAGGGTTGATGTTGATTTGATGTTCGCACTTCGCTTCAACAACCGGAGACCAATCGCCCCACTTATGGCTTGAGAGTTTGAAGGTAGCTTCGTTTTCACCGAACCGCGCCGTCAGTACGTTTTCAGAAAGAAACAGCGTTACAGTCTCGGAATTCGCCACAAACGCGGTTAGCGCCGACACCGCCTTGGCCGGGAGCAACGCATAGAATTCTTCACCTTTGTACGGAATGCTTGTTGTGGCCGCGCGTGGGCCACACATGCCTGTTACTTGAAACCTGTCCCCTTTGGTGCATAACTCAAGATTCTTCCATGATTCTTGACCATTAGGGTTGGTTTCCATTGCGATCGACGCAGCTTTCAGCATTCCCGCGAGAGTCTTACCCTCTATGGCGATCTTTTCGTCTGCGGCTACGTCGATAAATCGAAATTCTTCTTTCGGGAGATAAGGCAATCTGTGTTTGGCCGTCTCGGTCTTGACCCAAACCTGATCATTCTCTGCCGTGATTACCACGCCACCCGACAGTAGCGCCATCAAGTCGGCAATCTGTTTGGCCTTAACGCAGAATGCGCCCTCTGTTTTGATTTCAGCGGGGACGTGAAGTGAGATGCTCATGTCCATATCCGTGCCGGATAGTTTCAGCTTGCCGGCTTGAGCCTCAATCAAAACATACGAAAGCCACGGTAACGTTCCTTTAATCTCCGCAGAATTCAGCACGAGATTCAGAGCATCTGACAGGTCTTTAGCGTTTACAGTAAATTGAGTCATTCGTGAACCCCACACAAATCGCATTCGTCACAATCTCGAACATCATCGCGATATTCTGAGTTGTCAGCCAGCGTTTCAACTTGACGCGCTAACCATTCAATCTTCTCTGCGTCAGTATTTAGCCCTAGATGCTTAGGCCAGTACCCGGTTAATGTGCCGGTTGCTATTTGCCTCAGTTCGTCAGCGTCCATGATTACGCCCCCTCGGTTTTAAGTGCACCTCAATGGCGATAGTGATCTCGGCATTAACCGTGCGCCGATTCTTCTCGGCAAGCGCCTTAAGTTTGCGGTAGATATCTTTCGGAATATAAAGGTGCGCCTCGTGTTTCTCGCTCATATCCTGTGATAGTATCTGAATGTCCTATCGAAGTCAATAGCGAATTACGCCGCGATATACACTCTGCGCCTGAGTGCGTAACGATCCAGCTTATTCTCTGCATGCAGGTCAGCCAAAGCATCACAAAGCTGGTCTATCGTAATATGCTTATTGATTGCCAGTTTGATTTCATCTTGAGTACGCGCCCCGCCTTGTATTGCAGATAAGACTTCACCTTTAGGTTCTGGGATGTTTATCTGACGCTTTTTGTAAACTCGTTTTGCCATTACTCGCTCTCAACCTCGCAATCCAGTTCGTCCATGAGTGCGCTGATCGCTTTCTCATATTCGTCGGACGATAAGTTCTGCCTCTGAATCGCCGCCTTGCGTCGTTCGTATTCTTCCCAATCAGTTTGCTTGCTCATAATGTTCTCCGGTTAGCTGTGGTCTCATTCGATAAGTAACGAGTTCGCCGTTGAATGCTAATTCAGTCCTAAACAGTGGGCCTTCCCTTTGCTTGGCACATTTGAATTGTCGCCCGAAAAACTTAGCGCCCTCTTCTGGCTCATCGCCGAACAAAAAGAATACGGTGTCCGCGTCTTGCTCGATCTCGCCAGAGTCTCGTAAGTCTCTTAATTCCGGCTCTCGTTTTTCCTTGGCGAAGTTTCGGCTTAATTGGCTGATTGCAACTATCGGGATGCGGTATTCCATTGCTAACCCTTTTAGGCCGCGAGACACTGATCCAACTTCTTGATTACGGCTCTCTTTTCGGCTGCCCTCTAAAAGCTGGAGGTAGTCAATCACAAGCATTTCTACAGATTCATTTCGTCGCTGATACTCAGCGAGATAGGCGCGCACATCAGCAAGCGATGTGCTTACGTCGTCAAGAATCATCGGACGGCTCGCGAGTCTTATAACGCCTTGGACGATGCGCTTGTAATCGGACTCGTAAATGCGCGGGCGAATCTTCCATCGCTCAACGTCGGACTCCACAGCGACAAGGCGATCAAAAAGCGACTCGCGCGACATTTCTCGCGAAACGATATAGACCCTGTGCCCTGTCTCTGCGATGTTCGCGGCAATGTCTAGCCCCAAAGTCGTCTTGCCAAAACTTGTAGGCGCGGCCAGTACGTACAAAGCAGATGGCACTAACCCACCACCTAAAAGACGCTCGTCAATCTCACGAAACCCGGTCGGCAGCGCATCGCTGACGCCCTTGAAGAATAGTTCGTATCGGTTTAATTGGTTATCTGCGAGTTCTTCTAAACTTTGAGCCTTGCGTTTCTCGCTTTTGTAGTTTCGGACTTTATCAAGTTGTTCAATAGCGACCGATAACACGCCGTCAAGTTCTTCGCCTTCATCGCCAGCTTGAGATAGCAAACGGTCTGCGAGTCTCATTAATCCTCGACGCCGCGCAGTCTCTTTAATCGGGCCAATGTAGCACTTAAGGTTCGCTACATGCGGTAACCCAAAGTCAAGATTCGACAAAAAGACGATTCCGCCAACCAGATCAAGACTATCTCTTTTGCGGAGCGTATCGGCCAGCGTTACCGAGTTCACGGGTTCTCGGTTCGTTAAGAGGGCAAGCATGGCTTGATAAATAGCTTTGTGTGATGGAACGTAAAACCACTCCGCAGGAAGTTCGCGCCGCGCTTGTTCAAGCAAAGTCGGATCGAGCAACACTGAGCCGAGTAGCGCCCGCTCGGAATCCGCGCTATGTGGTAGTTGGTCGATAGACACGCCCAGCCCTCCTTGCTAGTTCTGCCTGTCGCGCATGCCATGAGGCATCATGCCCATTGCCGTTCATCGGTTCATCTACGGGTCGAAAAGGTTGTTCAATGCGGTTCAGCCACGATACGAAGAACTTAGGGGTCAGCTGGCGACGGTTCACCGAACACCAGCGTTCAGCTTTCCGAAACTCAATCGCAACATCAAGACGTTCATAAGCCGGATCGCTTTGAAGGTCAGAAATAAATGCCGTACGGCCTTCTTCATCGTTCTTCTTCAGTATGTTCTTCTTACGGTCAATGTCGTTGACCTTGTTTAACACGCGGGATTGACCTTGCTGCTTGTTTTGTTGACCTTGCTCAAGGTCAATATCTTTACCTTGTTCTGAATATCTTAAAGCGTTTTCGCGCCAGATATCCGCGATGCTGATTTCGTGGTAATCTTGTCCGCCTTTTGGGTTGGCCCGTTCCTTAACTGTGATTAACGCCTTCCCGTTCAGGTCTGCGCGTGGCCGTGAAAGTAATTGCTTCGCTTTAATGATTGTCGGGACGCTGACGCTGCATTTTTTTGCTAGCGTGCGTGTAGACTGAAAACACTTTCCGCCGTTACCGGCTACGCGCTTGAGATAGGAGTAAAGTAGGAACTCGTAAGAGGAAAGCCCGATGTCGAATACGATGTTTGGAATCTGCGTCCAGTAATATCGAGGATCGCCCGCGTCGTCTATTTCATGCTTCATTCAGGGAAACGCCTTTCAGGGACAGGCGCTAGAGACAGAAAAACGGCTCTAGCGAACCGCGCCGCATCGGCTACGCCTCTCTACCCTTCCCCAAGGCCAGAAAGACGCTATAGCAAACGCGGCTCACTAGAACCGTCTGGGGAAGGATTTTAGCGCCTCGCCGAAAGGCACGTCAAATCACAAAATTGTCAAAGACCTAAGCACGATAATCTCAATTCGCCTTTGCGTCAACACCCTTTTGCGATTTACTTTTCCACCGTATCTAATCGATACCGAGCTACTCGTTTACCTAATGCTGTAACGTGTGTTTCTGTTTTAATCTTGTGGCCCTCACGTCTCAAATCCCAAATTCTTCCACCAAGGCGTAGCGTGCCGAATCGATCTAATGCCTCAAGTGGGGTCAGTGCGTGTCCCTGCTTCAGCCAGTTCAGGATAGCTTGGTTCTGTGATGTAGTTTTGTTCACTGATCTGCCCTCTGATAGCGAAACACTGCTCTGCGTTCTAATCGAGTTCGCCGTGCTTCTTGCTTTACTTCGCACATTGGTCTTGGATGGCCGACCACTTGCCCGCTTTGAAGCTTTATGTATTGACTTGGGGCAGGTGACTGCGATGTGAGCGCATGGTGCGAACGTGGCCGCAGGATGCGATCCTTGCTTCCCCTGCGTTCGCGTCGCTTTTGCGCTTCGTCTTGAATCTTGGTTATGCGCTCCGGTTCGCTCGCTTGGTTGGCCGTCAAATACGCTTCTGACCCGCCTTGAGTGGCGCGACGGTAGATATCCATCAAAGCTGAGCCGTAACCCGTTTTCTCGGAATTCGCCGTGGCACGTTTGCGCCTGAATTGAACTCGTTTTTTGTGTTTACTCATATATCCATTCTCCCTAGAAGTTAATCCCGGGTTGTCTCCCCGAGTTACGTTTTCAGATCACCTGTTCGGCTTTAACTGTCGCTTCGTTGCCGCGTGATATCCCATCACCACCGCAAGCCTGACAACGGCGATACATGAACATCAATTCGTTACCAGTTCCGTCGCACCGTTCGCAGCGCATGGTTGGCTCAACCGCGGCTGCGAGGTAGTTGTCAGCCTTTACACGCGGATCGTTCTTCGGATTGATAACGATCACTCGTCGCACTTTCATCGCGTCTCCTCCATTTCAGACTCATCAGGGCATTCAGGGAACGAAGTGCTAATCATGGTTTTGTGAAATCCTTTGTCTTGAGTTTGACGATTAGCCTATGGCCCTTTTTGTCGAATAGCGTTTCCGCTGTGCGGCCCACAAGCCCCTCAGCTCGCGCCTTCCCTTCGCCAAGCAGCGACGGAAACCCTCTCTTGACCATTGCCGTTGCGTCATCAAGCGTCATCTCTCCGATGAACGGAACAACCTCAAGATTCAGCCTTCGCGCTACGTCGCAAGTGTTATCCCAACTCAGCCACCATTTATCGTCAACGAGCACATCGAACACGATGAACCGTTTGATAGGCGAATAATCGCCGCCCTTCTGAATGCCCGCGCCGTAGCCTTCGCCGTAAATAACAGCGTTCGTGTCGGGGAAGATTTCAGCCATCTTCGCCGCGCTCACGGACTCGTAAAGGTGCTTGATAAGGTCGGCGTGAATCTGTGCGTTATCAGTCTTACCGCCAAAGGTCAACGTGCCGTTCTTCCAGATGCAGCGGATATTCGTGCCGTCAACTTTCTCCGTCCATTGCCACGTCTTAATCAGCGAGTAGGTGGCGTTCTTGAGCTTCGACGGATCGACCTTGAACGTGTCCATATCGCGTTCGTATAGAGTTTCAATCTTGTGGTATTCGCTCATCTTTCCCCCGCCGCTTCAGCGGCCCACACTCTTTCAAGAATCGGGCGTCTCAAGACTCCCTTTGCTCTGGACACTTAAGAAATTATTCCGAGCCGATTGCTTTCCCAGAGTTTGTGTCCAACCGAGACCCCGCTACTGCGATAGAGCGTTTCAGTAGTCGAAATCTCACTCCTCAACCGGCTCGGCTGATCTTCTCCGACTTGCCAAACTGGAGATTTCAGGCCGCTCTCGCGAGCGTCTCGTGGGCCAATCCAGCCCCGGCAATGAGCGCGTTCATGGCCGCATTAATGTCGCGATCATGGCGAGCACCACAGGCTCCGCAGTCCCATTCCCTTACCGATAGACCTGTCCATCCGGTCGGACCAGTCAAAGCCCCGCACGCTGAACAGGTTCTAGTGGAATTCTTGGATTCAGGTTCGACGTAGATTCCAAGGCCGTCTGTACGACACTTGCTCTTGTAGGCCAACATCGAACGTAGTTGATAATGACTTGACGACGCGACACTCTTCCCAAATCGCCGGACGCAAGCGCGCTCTTCCGGTTTCGTTCTCGCTGAATTTCACTAATCGTTCTCATGGCTGCAAACTTGATTTCAAAGGGAAGCTGGCTCATCGCCACGCCGATCTGCCGTCGCTTTCCGGTCGTAACCGTTGGGCTGTTTCACGGTCGCTGCTTCCCTTTATGGCCGAAGTAGATTCTTAATCAATAACCGCTATCCGTTCTTGAGCCTTAAGCTTTCTCGTCATATGGCGGTTTACCCTTCGGCTAATTTGATTCAAAGAACGCTGCGCGACTCTTCACAGCCTCTCTTTCGAGGTGCTTATCGCTTCGGCTCCAAGCCGCGCAACCTTGAATTGCCGGACTGTCGCGCCCCAAGAAAGGAAGTCAGGGCCACGGGTGTTACCTATTCACCGTGAGTCCGGCAAAGTGAAAAGAACTAAAGTGCAAAATACTTCTGGGCAAATGATAGTGTAATTGAGTGGGGCGGTAATCCCTTTTTCATACAGTTAATCGCTTGGCCGAGAAGATAGCGGCCCATACGCTCTCGTGAATTGAACCACTCTGGTTCATGTCCCGCATATTCATTCTCGCTGTATCCCGCGGCTATTAGCCGATCTGCGACTGCGGCTGAATCCCAAGCCACATCAACATCGTCGGCAGGCTCAACGATCTCTACCAGCCAGTATACTAAGGCGTTTAGATGGTTGTCAGCCCGTAGAATCTTAGGAAGTGCCTCAACGCACGAATCGAGTTCTACTTGCTTGCGCTTTACTGTTTCCGCGCGTTCCGCCGCGGCCTTACGACCCGCGGGAGATTCGCGGTAGGCGCGTTGACGGTCGTCTAAAAGGGACTGCCACCGCGCAACGAGAACACTTGATTGATCGTCCGGCAACACCCGTAACGCGATGTCGTTAAACTTAAAACTCACAGGGTTACCGGACTCTTTTGCCAACCCAATCGCCTCATCGCACGCTTTTGTGATATGACTACCGGCTAACGGTTCGTATGTTTGCATTTGTTCTCCTTGCGCGTTTACGCGCTCCACGAATCTAACCAGTAACCGAGTCCCTGAGAGTTCCCGTGGCTTCACCTTCTAACTGCTTAACGACTTCCTCTCGTGCTTCCAACAGACTCACCGCACTAATCAACGCATCAACCTCGCGCGAAACAGGGAGTTGATGTAAGCGCGCAACTAGCCATTGACTAGCCGTCCGCGCCTTGTCCAAAACTTCTTTCTCAGCAATCGCCACGAGGTCTAGCGTCCCGTCTCGTTGTGCGCGTTCTGAATTTCCAAGTGTGCGGATTGGATAAATAGCAGACCACCCACAAGAACCCTTTGAGCATTTGAAAGTGATGTTGCGCTCATTCAGTTCGATTAGATGGTGAGCACGGCACCGCGGACAACAACCCGCCTCAATCCACTGCTTGAGATTCTCGGCGTGAGCTGCGAGTGTTGCTTCGATTCTCTGATCCATTAGTCGAAAGTCGTGTTCTGTTTTCACGCTTCACGCTCCAGTCTGAAAGGTAGATATCGACGCCCACCGCCGACATTGACATATCTCAACTCTACTTGATCCCCAACACTTCTAGTTTCAAGTGGAAAGTCTGAAACAGGAAGTAGTAGGCGCGGCATCTCCGGTGAATCAGTATATAGCCAGAAGTAGTCTGTTGTTTTCCAACTGCTGCCAGCTACGAGTTCTTGAGTACGTTCTGTGATTAGTCCGACCATTAACTCTGTCCTTTCTTAGAACGGCGGGTCTGTGTCTGGATCTTCTTCGCCGCTAGTCTGGTTATTGGTCTGTTTCGGCGCAGACTGTCCGCGGTCATTGCCGCCGATAAATTGCATGTCCGTAGCGTTTACCTCTAGCGAGTATCGCTGCTTACCCTCTCGGTCGATGTATTCCTCGACTCGCAAGCGCCCCTCGATGTAAACCGGACGCCCTTTAGCGAGGTATTGCGATGCGGCCTCAGCTTGTCTGCCCCAAAGAGTTATCTTGAACCACGTGGTTATATCTTCGATTTCCCCTCCGCGCCCTTTACGCTTCTCGTTCGTGGCGAGACTGAAACCGCACACCGGCGTTCCCTGCGGCGTATATCGGAGTTCAGGATCGCGGCCCAGATTGCCAACGATGATAATTTTATTGAAACTCATTTGTTTCCGTTCCTGAGTGCGGCTATTTTTGCCTCGATTTCTGCGTCAAACTCTATTATGGCTTGCTCGATTTTCCTGATTACGTGATCGTCGCGCTCGATTCGCTTTCTCCAGTATTTCAACTCTTCCGGCATGTCAGGATGATAGGCTACGAAGTCCCACCACTTACGCTCTGAACACGCCATTCCAAATTGACACTGATAAAGATAGGTGGTATCAACAATCCCCGTTTCAATCATGGCTAGATGTGCGCCAGCGTCGCAGCACTTAATTTCTAATCCACCATCATTGCCTACCAGACCGTCCGGCGACGCGCCAGCACGATCGATGTGCGGGTGCGGGATAAATCCGACCTCTACAACGTCATTCCCTGTATAGAATTCGTAAGCACTGCGGGCTTCTGGTTCCATTTCCAGCCGGTTATTAAGGCTGTAGACATAACGACTGGTGCGTCTACCTGTGAGCCTTTGGGCCAGCAGTTCGTTGAAATAATTCTTGCGCGACGCAGCCCACCCGCTCTTAGTCGTTGCGAGCATGTCGCCTACGCGAGACGCGCCGATCCATCCGCATTTAAGCTGATTCCATTCGGGCGTGTTTTGGATTACCTCGTCGCTCATTTAGCCGCCTCGCGTATTTTCTTAGCCAATCCCGCAACCGCGTTCTTATACTTGCTCGCGGGTAATTGTTCCAACGTCTCGCACTTGAAGTACTTACACAGACGCGCTTCTTGTTGATCGTCGATTTCTTGACACATAGCGCGCATGTCCGCGACTTGCTTCTCGGTGATGAATTCTTGAGGCTCATTTCCGTCCGTGTCGTCCTTATCGACCAACATCGGAATGTTCCATATCATCTTGGCGAGATTGCGCATTCCGTAGGACGTGCCGGAGTTCACGGCTTGAGGCTTAGTCATCACACCGCCGCCCTTTGGCCCTTGCCCGTCAATAGGCATTGGTGTGCGATAGCGGCGCTTGTGACCGCCGACGTGGATTAAATCGCAGCACAGCATGGCCATATCCGGCGTTGGCCCTGCTTCGGTGTCCCAACTTTGCGTAAACTGGTACTTAATACGGATCGGGCGCAGCATCTTATCAATCTTCGGATAGCTTACGTTCCGGCTATTCTTTTCTTGATTGACCTTATCCCACTTCAATATTTGCACTTCGGCCTGAGCTTTAATCAGCGCGGCGTCAAATTCCCTTTCGGCTTGGCGATCTTCTGCCTGAAATTGCATGTCGGCCAACATCTTGACCTTTTCAATCGGCACTTCAGGATTATTAACAACCTCGCGCAGTATTTCCATGAATGAAACGGCGGGTTTGATTGGCTCTAATGATTGCTGTTCGCTCATCTTTTCCCTTTCGGCTGCTGATTTCGTTCGTCAAAGTAAACTTCCGGCGATAGCACAACAATTCCACAGAATGAGGCTAAGAATTCAGCCGCGCGATCCAAATACTCTGCAAATTCTGCCGTGTCCATGTCGTGTGTCGTTGGCCGCGCTTCGTCTAGAATTTCGCCGGTCTCTTTGCTGATGATGTCCTTAACCCCTAAAACCCTTTTAACCAGCGCGTCATGCGCCTGCTCTGCTGTGATCCAAGGCTCGCCACTCGCTTCCCTTAACCATTCCAACCAAGCGGGTATATAGGCACTCCAGTAGTACGCATTAGCATTCAAAGACCGCGTGCGCTTGCGTTGGCGCATCTGGAATTCCCAGATACCCCTGAGAGTCCCGATCTTTGACATGAGACGCTGCTTGTTATGCAGACTGTTCATGTCTAGGACTAATGGCGGCTCTTTAATGCGCATGTCTGCGTGTTTCGCTATAGTGGATGCCGATGTTGGTCACTGTTATTACTCGACTACTTGGCCGGTTCGGATTACATGAGTAAGATAACGAACGGCTACCTTAGCCTCTTCCATGCCCGGTTCTGCTTCGGCGAATTGAGTAGCGAACGGCTCAGGCCACTCGCCATCGATCCAACTAGTGAAAATCTGATCTTCACTTGTGTTTCTGTCTAGTCCCAACAACGCAGAAGCTCTACCGGCAATAGTATTGCGTCGCGTGCGCCACAGCAAAGCTAATCCTTGTTTCGCGCTGCGTTCAGAGCAGATTAACGCTTCTCCCGCTAGGCATGCTTGCGTGCCACATGGAGCGACTGATGATTTTTGTTTCCAATAACCTTGATTGTAACTTTCAGGCACAGCAGCAATTCGGTTGCGCACCTTTACCCAAAGAGGGAAGTTAAGCGGCGGCTTGTCGGCGGCTTTGCGCTTGGCGTTGATGTTCTTCCACCGTGCTCTAAGTGCTGACGTAACGGTTAGTGGCTTCATTTCTTTGCTCCATTTCTCTTAGCGGGTTTCGCCGCTACGATTTCTTCGGTTCTTTGTAGTCTACTCGCTTACATCGGGGACACTGGACGGGATTTTTCTTTCGCGCTCCCCAGTCTGCGCCGCACTGATTACAGTGTTGCGGATATGACGGATTCTTTTTCATCAACTATTCCCTCTTCGGAGACGGTGTATTTGTAGCCCTCATGCTCGAACGCGATTAAGTAAGACTTGTCGTTGATAAATCGCTCCACTTTCAGTAGTAGCTTGAGGCGTTCTACGCGCGCCAGTCGCGCCTTGTATTCAATGTCACGCTGGCGATCTTCGTCTCGCCGCCGTTGCCGGTTCTTTTCCGCGCTCTTTGCGTGTCCGGTCTTAAATTCTTCCATCGCCGCCTCGAATTCCGCTCTAGAACCGCAGCGACCGCAAAGACTCCACCCCTCAAGTTCGGACACTGCCTTAGTAATGCCATTTCCAAAATAGTGCTGGAACTCGATAGCCCGACCGCATTCAGCCAAGGAGCGAAAACTGCCGTTTTGCGTGCACCGTTGCCGCGCAATATGAAGCGGGCCGCGCCCCGTCGCCGGATTGTAAACCCACCCAATGCGCGGATATGGTAGGGCGGTAATTTTGGTGATCGCGTGTTTGGTTGCCATGTTAGTAATAATAAACAGGCGTAATAATAAAGTCAACTGTCAATTTGACTTGTTTATTTTCCCGCAAGGTCTACAAGCGTAAGTGCGGCGTCTTTGTTGAATTTAGAGAGTCGGGGGTTTGGGGATAGCCTCAAAGTTGCGTTGGGAGGCTTCTCGCTCGTGACGGACTTGTTCTGCGCGTTGAAGCCACGCCTTGCGCTTAATCCCCGTGGTGAATTCTTCTCTCGCCTCGTCATTTTCTCGTTGGTAAAAATCCAGCCAGTAATTATAAGCAGCGCGGATGTGGCTATCGTCCATTTGCGCGACGCGGGTGCGGTACTCGGCGATAAGATCGCGCTGTCTATTTAATGCAAGTTCGTTCCCGTCATGTAATGCTAACTCAAAAGACAAGGAACTTGGCCCGCGGCCTAGAGTGGGTTGAAGCACTGACAGTGCTGCGTCTTTTAATTCGTTTGTGGTCATTCTTCACCATCCATTGTTCATTAGCGAGCTTGGCGAGTCGATTCGTTAAGAGATTGTTTCTGCTTTTCAATAAACGGCTGACTGGCTTCGTCCCACTGAGTTTCGGCGCATCGAATTAGAAAGTCAGAGCGAGTCTTTTCCACTCCGCGTTCAGTGAGCATCCGGCGTAGTACCTTGATTGCTCTTTTTCTGAGCAAGTGTCGTTTCGGATGCCGAGCGTAGGTTTCCACCATTGCGTCGTAGCCGATTTTGATTAGGTCTGTGTCAGTCAGCATTGAATTTAATTGGCCGGAGTCACTGCGGGAACTGGATTGCTATCCGGCCTAGTCGCCGCGTTCGCCCGCTACCCTAGCCATTGTTTCAGGTGGGTTCTCCCGCGATTTCGCAGCATTTTCTTGTTGCTCCCATGAGCGATTTCTGTTATTTTACCACCGCTACTCTAGTATTGTGATGAATCAATCCACGCAATCAAATAAAGCAGCAAATACCGTCAGCGAAGTAAAGCATGGTTCTTGTCGTTCGCTGAGTATCCAGATCGCGAAAATCAGCGGAGGCCAGATGACGGCTGGCGACGTGGGAGCATGGAAAGCACCCGTGGAACAACGCGCCACGGCGAAGGGCATGCACAGTTGAGATAGCCAGTTCCTATGACTGAGTTCAAATCACTCATAGTCTTTCCGGGTAATCGCAGACGAACAGTGAACCCGGCCCAAAACGCCCAGAGCAGATTATCGCTTTGTTCAAAGAACGTGTCTTGCTTGCAGGGCAAGACTTTGGGTTAAATCTCAACGAACCTCGTCACAAATAATATCGCTTCGCTAATAGCCCAAAACGGCATGCAACCTAGAGCCTCTCACTCTTATAGGCGCGCAGAAGGGATAAGGTTCGGTACGCTCTAGTTCCCAAACAAGATCGGCCAGAAATAAACATAGAAAAGGATAATAGACAAGACAATCAATCCCTGCCCTGTTACAGATGACCAGCTTTGGATTTTAGACTTCATCACTGTTTGCTCTTTCCGTTACTTCGACCTGACCGTTGCATATTTGGATTGATTATCAGCTTAGCCAGCACCCCGCGCTTAATGCGGACACTTGGTATCGAGACCTCTTCAGTGGCGAGCTTTCCGGCTTTAATTGCCGCCCAAATCGCTTGCCGCGTCACCCCTTTAATGGACGCGGCCTCGTTCACGGTTAATAGATCGCTTGCCTTCATCGACGCTTAAGATATACTATCTAAATTTCCTTGTCAACGACAAATAATACTTGACATCGGCAAATAATGAGCGTAGAGTGTCCCTTGTTAGTTTGGTTAGTTCTTCGACAAGCAGGTGGTTCGCAGAAAGGTAAGGCCAAAAGATGTTGACAATGAAAGAAGTCGGAGAGGCTAACACCCTCTTTCGCAAGTATGTCTCAACGCGTAGGCCGTTTAACTTGTTAGAGCTTTATGGCTGCGTTCGACGGGAGACGCGATTAGCGGAGCGCGGAGAAATCAGGGTGACGCGAGAATTGCTAAGAGAACTAAGAGCGGATCGCGCCAAGGTCGGGCGATTGGCTCACGAGGCGATAGGGCGAGCAGAATTAAAGAATCCGTGGCAACCATTCGCCAACTACGTGGAGTGGATGTTGAACAGCTAACTTCTAACCGGCGAATACCTGTTTGACTGAGAACTAGCCAGAAGGGGGAGCAAATGAAATTAGGCGATTACCTTAGAAATAAAGAGCGCGAGCATCGTAACGAAGAAGAGCGGTGGAAATTGATCCGTTTACTCGAAAAGATTCAAGCTGCTTATGTTGACGATCCGGGCACCGCTGATCTTTACGACGAACAGCCGGTGAATGTCCGCCTCACTCTTGGAGACGTTCGATTTGTGCGCGAGATTATGCGCTAAAACAGGGAGCAGCCAATGAACAAGAGATACAGAAATCTACTTAACAACTTTGCGGCGCGGATGGGGCGCGAATGTCCGAAATGTGGGCGGATGGAAACGCCACAAGAAATCGCGAACTGTAGGCCGATTAAGTTTGGTTCGGGACGGGCGAAAAAGGTGAATTTTCGCGGGAACGGGGAGAACGAAGATGCCGCCCAAGACTGAATGGACAATAACCCAACTCGCTGCAATACGTGAAACCTTGCTGGACGTGATTGACGATGGCGCACCGTGGCAAGGTCTTGGCCGACCGTGGACGTTTTACCCGACAGAGGGATACTGGAAAACAGAGACACAGGCTACAAACGCTGACCGGCTAGACTTTTGCAGCGAACTACAGCGCCGACTAATGCAAAGGTCTGAGTAGGGCGTGATTCGGTGAAAGGTGGGTGTAATGGCAATCAAAGTTGACGATTTGGTTCGATGGTACAAAGCGCAAGAACTTGTTTACGCTTCTCAGGGAGTCCGCGGCGACGATAAATATCACGTCCGCCTGACCGTTTCGCGCTTCAGCGACTTTCCAACTTGTACGGTCACGCGCCGTAACATTTTAACACTCAAAACAAAAGAGCTTTACCACGGGACCTCTGTGGATGCGGCGGTACGAATTTACAACGATGCGATTGGCGAGTAGCTATACACCGGAGAGCGGAGCGAGCGGAGAACGGATTTGAGTCTCAAGGCAAAGGGAGTCTAACGGCGTTCGTTTCAATAGAGAGTGTGAGCCGCCCTGCGGCGCGGGAGAAGCAAATGAATTATCCAGTAGTTGTCTTTCAGGTTGGCGAGAAGTTATACGCGCCTTGTGGTTTGTGTGGCGGTAGCGGGAAGCGCACGGAGTACACGTCATCGAGTGACTATCCCGGCACTCGGTACGGGAAAGAAACGCGATTCAACTGCGGCGGATGCAAAGGCTTGAAATACGACAAAGGGAATCCTGTTCGGATCGCAGTGATAAGCGAAACGAAGCCAAAGCGGACGCCTTAATTAACCCCATGGTCGCGCACAAATGGAAAGTGAGAAGCAGAATATGAATCAGGGAGATGAGAACAAGAATCCTTCAGGCGCAGAGTTGTTATCCCCGCTTGACGCGCTGGCGAGATGTCCGTTTTGCCACGCGATACCCGAGCCGCCTTACACAAATAATGTCGGTGAGACCTACGCGAGAATCAGGCATCAGGCGGATTGCATGTTGGCGATCGCCGCCCCTCGCGATCAATGGTTGCATAGCGGAGTATTCGAGAAGTGGAACACTCGCCCCTCTGCATGGCAAGCAATAGAAACCGCGCCACAGAATTACAGTTGGATTCTCGGATTAACACCGAACCGTAGATGCGTGGTTGTGAGATGGGGCGGCAGCCACTGGGAAGATGACAACCAACTATTCCGCGACATTAGGCTGTGGATGCCACTACCTCCCGCACCTGAACAGAAAACAGAGGAGACGAAATGAAGAATCAGAATCAGGTTAATGAGGACAACAACACGCTGACGAACAGGGCCAGTTCCCCGAGTCCCGCGCCGGTTAGGCATTCATTGGCACCGTGGCGAGCGCAAGAACGACTGAGCGGCTCGGAAAACCACAAAGGCTGGCTGATTTTCAGCGGACTAAACGGCGTGGTCGCGGAAGTCTACCCGCTCAACGAAGACCCGACGCCCGACGCAAAAGGAAACGCTCGATTAATTGCCGCCGCTCCTGCGTTACTTGAAGCCGCGAAGTTTGCCCTGTCTGTAATCGAATCGCTACCGCCGATGGAATTAAGCGAAACGATGGCCGAGGACAAGTTGTCCGCTGCTATTGCTTCAGCAGAAGGGAATCGGGAGTAGTCATGGGTGAAGGACTAGCAACAGCAAGACCGTGGGATGGTCGCAATGACGGCCTCGTTGCGTCACATGTTGGTAATACGCGGTTCATTCTTCGGATTGAAAAGCACGGGCCAGCAGCAACTCTGGATGACGAGGATCGCGCTTGCATGGGTTTGGTTTTGCGCGCAGTCAATGCCTACGACGAAAACCAAAGGGAAATAGAACAACTAAGAGCGGCGCTGGTGGGACTGCTAAACGCAATCCCTGAGATTGCGTCAACCAAGATGGAGAAAGCGGTATCCTTGGCACGTGCTGCTCTTACCCCAAGGAGGACGCAGTAACCAATGAGTGAATCCAGCAAATCAAATGCAGAAGTAGCGGCGTACATCGCTTGGAATTGCGGAGCGCAAGAAGGCGAGTCGCCGGATGTGCTCACCTTTAATCGCGGACTACTGGTCTCTGAGATCGAATCTGCGCTTTCGACTGCTCAATCTAACCTTGCACGAGAAGTGCTGAAAGACGTTCATCGGAATCGTAACTGCGCCGCACATACTATCGAGACTCGGCTACGTGACTTATTCACGCGGTTGAATATTCAAGTGGAGGAGTAGACGAATGGCAACAAAAAAGCAGATTGAAACATGGAAGCGGCGACGGCGTGAAGTCGGCAAGTTGCGTGACGCGATCAGCCAAGACATCGAGGAAATGGAACAGCTTGCGGAGTGCTGCGACAGCGCCGCCGATAATATTCAAGACGCAATCGACGCGCTGAGCGAGCTCGCGTGAGCCAGAGGTTCAATAGTGAGTAAGCCAACCAAGCGTCACAAGTTTACCGTGAAAGACCTAGGCGTTAAGGATCGCAGCCGCACGCTGGAGGTTTCGTGGCCGTCTACGCAGCCGTTTGAGCACGAAGCGGTCGGTGCATATTTGGGTTAGTAACGGTCGTGCAAATTGTACGGGATGCTCAAGTGCTTTGCGCGGCATGTCTGGATCGTGCGCCCACGTCAAAGCAGCCAAACGATTTTTAGAAAGGGAATCCAAGTGATGACCACTAACACAGACGCCAGCATGTATGAACTTACGTCTACGGACTTAACCAACCTGGGCGGCCCAATGGGGACTGAAAGCACGTCGGAGAATTTTCATAAGCTGTTCGCGTCGCTTGAAAGTGCCAAGTCAGCCGCAGAGCGCGACTACAACCAATCCCGCGGGCCTATCAAGTGGAAGCGTAATGGCCGAGGATGGACAAGCGGCGATTTGGGATACGTTATGTATGACATTGAGAAAGTAAGGGTTGAGCCATGAACACAACCACAGAAGGAAACCAGCAGCCAGCCAAGAGACCGTGTAGAGAGTGCGGAGAGAACGATTTCCACGCACTAGTCTGTCCGTTGAATGAAGGGTTGATGGGAAGTTCACCCGTGTCGGATTCTGAGCGCGTCCCTGAGCCAGTATCTACGCACGAGTACGATCCCGGTGCTGGCGACGTAACCTGCGGGTGTCCATGTCACGCCCACAAAGACTTTGGACGAATGGCTCAAGCTACCGCAGAGAGTGATGATCGCCTTCCGCCGTGGGCCGATCCAAATTGCGGATCATGCGGCGGCTCTGGCTATACCAGTTTAGGCAGGTGTTACGTGTGCCAGAAACGCGCCGCAGAGAGTTTAGGAGTTGAGGCGCAGAAGTGCTTAAAGTGCGGCGCGACCGAGGGGTTAGATAACGGCCAGTGCATTGAAATTCTGGGAGTTGAATGTGAATTCGCAGCACCCACCTCACCCCAAGACTCGCAGAAGTCTATTCGTGCTGACGATACGAACCGCTGCGTAAAATGCGGTCATCACGTAGAGGACTGGAACTCAGAAACGGGCAAGTGTGAGTATCGGGAGGAGATAGCTTGGTGCGGTTGCCGTTGCAGATTCCCGCCTGCTAACTCACCCGCTGCCTCAGTCCAAGTAGGGCCGGAACTGCCGGAGGATTGGACGATAGAGTGTGCTGATTGGATCGTTCGCGGTCAGCTATCCGCAGCGTCTAAAGTGCCGTTAGGCGAATGCTTGAAACTGATGGTGATGCCTATCGCTCGGATAATTTCACGCGCAGCGGCCAGGGCTACTCCTACACTAACAGAGCCAAGTGTAGAGCAGTGCTTGAGTGAGGCCGTTGAGTTGTTTCCACATGCAGATATTGAAGTTACCGCTAGAGCAGCTTCATGGTCGCCTGAGTACGTGAACATGGGCGACCGCTCGTTAGAAGAAGTTGAGCCGCGACGTTACGACTCGCCCTTATGCAGAATTGAAATCGACGGATGCGGCTTCTCTGGGACTACATTGGCATCGGCTATAGCTGCTGCGAGGGAGTTCGCAGCAAGTAAGGAGAAAGAGAAGTGAGCAATCCGTTCAACGTCAAAAGAGCGCGGAAGAGTTTGGGTATAAATGATATTCAGGAGTCCGCGCTTTTTACTGACTTTTGTAACCGCTTCAAGCCTTTCGGGACACGCCGCGAGGCGGACTTTAAGAATTCATTGCGCCAACTCTGCTTAGAGATATTCAGCCTCGGCTACGAAGAGGGCGTGGCAAGTAAAGCGGAGATTGGAGCACGCAGGCTTGGGAGCCGCGGAGGATTGAAAGGTGGCCCTGCGAGAGCTAGAACACTTTCACCTGAGCGTAGAAAGCGAATAGCCCAAGATGCAGCCAATCGAAGATGGCACCCAAAGGAGGATCAACTCAAATGACAGACAATGAATCACCCGCAGTGCCAGAGCGCCGGATTACCGCAGAGCGGCTAGTCGATCAACTGCGATTCTTCTTGCCAATCACCGAGGCCAACGTAGATGGTCTGCGGGAACTATTCAATACCGCAATCGTCAACGCGAATGCTGATGGCCGTGATAACCGCCGCGTCCGCTCCGCTCCTGATACTCGTGAAAGAATCGGACAAGCAATAGACAAGGTGAGATTGTCAGGTGATTCCAAGACTGGTGCGATGACGTTAATGCGTGAGGAATTGATAGATGCGCTGGTCGCGTCCGCTCCTGATACCGCAGAAGTAGCGAAGATTGAAGCGCGATGTTTAGCTGACCATCCGCACGTCGGGCGCTCTCCTGGCATTTTTGGCGGCAGGTGGATCGTGGGTGGAATTCGCATCGCTGTTACCGACATCCTCTGCTACTTATGGCAAGGGCACGATGTCGCGTACATCGCTAACGTTTATGGATTATCTGAAGTGCAAATCAAGGATGCCATCGCTTTCGCGCAAGACTTCATTGAACAAAGCGATAATCGAGGAGCCGAACTCGTCAGCGATAAGGAGAAATGAAATGGGATTGCATAGTGCACTCAGTCGCTCGCCCAAAGGCTCATGGCGATTTGCTCTGTGGCTTTTAGGGTTCGTGGTTCTCATCCTTTTGATACTCGCGATTGTTGCGCTGAGGGGTTAGATCGAATGACTAAACCTACCGCAGAACTCACCAGCGTTGCTACTCCCGATGCAGATGATGAGGAGAAATGAAATGAGTGCCCTTGAAGATCGACTAGACAGGCGAAGCATTGTCGAGCAACTGCTCCGCGTCGAACCGGGAAACGCGAACTATTCAATGGTCGCGTTAGACGAAAGAGTTCGTCGCGTAGTCAACCGTCTTATCAACGCAGAATCCAGCGCGAAACCTACCGCAGATGATGAAGCACGCACGCAAGCCGAGTCGCTGATTAAAGATACACTTTCGTCCGCTGAGTGGGCGGGCGTCAATCTCATGGTGACGTTTAAGAAAGAAGTCTTACTCGACGCCATCGCATCTGCTTTGACTCAATCCCGTCAGCGAGCTATTGAAGTCGTAGAAAGTTTCATGACGATACACGAGGAAGTAGTGAGCAACGAGGACTTGGTATTGAATGCGAAGTTGCGAGAAATCGTTGCGGCGCTAGAAGGGAGAGAGGGTTGAATGAATAACACGCGCCACATAAGTCCGCGAGATAGTGCGTACTGCCCTGAGTGTCGTCGCAATCCCCAACAGGAACGCACTCGCAATCACGGCGAACGGCTCTGCTCGGCGGGCCATGTGTTCACGCTGAAAGAGTCACGAGAAGCATTCAAACGAGACCATCCTGAACCTGTGAACCAACTAAAGGACGAATGGCGACAACATCACAGCGTTCTCAAGAAAGACTGTGCCTCGTGCTTACAAGGCCACGCCGCCCGAATGGAAACAGGAGTGCGTGAACCTGAGTCGGAAGTTGCAGTGTTACGTGCTGAGAATGAAGAACTGAGACATCGAGATCGGCTGTGGAATTCAGCCTTCGGAACATCACAACTTACTCACGCGAAGGCGCGACTAGAGGCCGCTGAATCCAAAGCGGAAAGACTTGAACGACAGGTAGCAGAAGCCAAGCAAGTCTCTGTTGATGAAGCACGTCTAAAGGCTATTAGAGAACGAGTAGATAAAGCGACGCCCGGCCCGTGGATTCACATTGACGACGAGCCGGTTCACGGTGACGACTATAACGTGTTCTCTGGTGGCCCAAAGAAGATGATGGGCGGCAATCCGATTCCAGTTGCAACGTTTGAATGGGAGGAGGACGAGGCGTTCGCCTGCGCTGCCCGTGAGGACATCCCCTATCTTCTCACCTTACTTGACCCTTAACTGTTCAATAGCTCCCCAAACATAAGGCCGCGGCGTCTTAACTCCGCATTCCCAGTTTGAAACTGTCTGTTTTCTTGATAATCCCAACGCTTTAGCAAATTCAGATTGAGACATACCTAGAGCTAATCGAGCAGCTTTAATACGTTGACCAGCATTCAGATCAGAGAAAGATTCTGGCGGATTTGATGTAGATTTCGGCGGGTGTTTTGCGTTATACTTGGCAGACATTTTGGATAGGTTCCTTCTCTGAGTTGAATGCTGGTTCTTTGAAAATTACGCATATTTTGCCTGTAACCGCGCAAGCTCACGTCGTTCTTTTGCTTCGGTTTCAGCTTGACATGTAGCGGTTGCGGCTTCTTCGCGCGCCCGAACTTCTGCGGCATATTCATCTTTTAGTAATTGCAAGGCCGCGTTTAAGTCTTCATCCACCATGTCAAGAATGGTTACAGGGAACGAAACGTCATAACGATCTGTGTCGCCTGAGTGATATTCATCCCACTCAGCGGTCACTCGATCGGTGTCCGAGTCGTATGAATACTCAAAGGCGCTCGCTTGGCTCGTGTTCCAGCCCCGTCCGCGAATTACGGCGCACACAATGGAAGCGGGAATGGAGTTGATTGTTCTTGTGGCGGCGGCTCGATCCTTAAAAGCTTGCCGTATCTCTGTTGATGTCATGATGTTTTCTCCTTAGCGAATTTCAAGAAATCTCACGGCAAAGCAGTATATAGAGGCTCTGCCGTCAGAGTTCTTTAGCGAGCGAGTGGTATGTAGCCGCTTCCGATTTCACATTCATGGTCTTGTGAGATAGCGTATTTGTCACCCATTTTGAAAAGTCGCAGGAAGTACAGAAGGTCAAGCTGCTGAACCACGTAATACGTGCCTTGATCTTCCCAGAAGTAGAGAATGTTTTGAGTCGATCCTATCCATTTTTGAATCGCCTCAGTGACTTCGGTTGGTAGTTGCGAGTTGTTGGAATTTGGCATTTGTTTCGTGCTCTTTCCGGCTTATTCAGCCTAGCTGCGAATAGGGTTTAGTAACGGATTAGTTAGCGCGTTCGCCCGCGTGATCCTTAAGAATTCGACTCGCTTCTTGTTGGCCTATGCCGATTTTGTCTAAAGTATTCAGCGGCGATAACGCACATGCAGTCAATTCCCTTTCGGCGTTTGGTGGTACAGTCCGAGTCGTGAATGCGAAGGCCACAGGCAGAACAATGCGACCACGACACGCCATTGGTTCTCTTGCTGCAATCGTGCCTCATGTGGCCACCTCTTGCGCGAAGAACGGTAGCTCGCCATTACAGATCGCGTCACGCTGAGTGCGACCTGAGAAGTTAATTGACCAGTCGCCAGAGATTGCGCCATCAGCAACGCGCTTGCCGAAAGTGACGTTTTCAGCGCCGCTAAATTTTACCCAAGCTGGCCCGTTCGTGGCGAGCATGTCATACAAACCACTACGACCACGGCGCGGAGTGTAGCCAACTAAAACCTTGCGACCATCAGAATGAATTGCAACTAATTCATATCGTGTTGAATAGTTTTTGATTCTGGCGAGTTTTTCTTGGAGTGTCATTTCGTGCCCTTTCATATCGGCTGCGAATGTTCTAACAAGGATTGATAAAACATCGAAACGCATCTCGCGGATGCGCTTCAGGAATTATCAAGCGTTAACCGCGTGCTTGTTGAGCCACGTTTCAAACATCTTCGCTTTGCGAGCAATGCGCCGGAAGTCTTTCAACTTGAAAGTGGACAGTGACCACACATACCCGTTCACGTCCAGTTCTTTGCGTGAAATGTAATTCTTTTCATCGAGTTGGCCGATATTCTCAACATGGCCTAGTCGCCTTACTAAGGCGCGATCATTGTCAAGTAATTGGTCAATGCGAAAATAACTCCCAGTGGATCGGGCTAACCAGACCTCGTTAACTTGTGGCGTGCTTTTCATTCTAGCTGCGCTCCTTTGAGTGATTCGTTCTAACAAGACAGACTATACATGAATGTTACCCGTAGCGCAACATACTATTTCGTATATGTACAGAAATTGCGGAATTTGCTACCTTCTAGCGGTGAATGAAGTCACTAAGACCAGAAAGAGCGCAGAGATTCGCCGCGAAGTATGTTAGGAATGGATTTAATCCGGTTCAGGCGGTAGTTGATTGCGGCATCACGCGCAATCGTAATTCGGCTCACGTGATTGGCTGGCGTCTGTTACAAAATGTTACAACCCGCCAAGAAATTCGCAAGCATCTTACGAAGATGATATCTAACGACGTAATGACCGCTCAAGAAGTCCTACAGCGGCTTTCTAAGCACGCTAGAGCCTCTTTAGCTGACGTTCTCACAGATGATGGCCACTTCGACCTGCAAACCGCAAAAGATAACCATTCTGACGATTTACTCAAGAAATTAAAGGTTCGCAGATTAAAGGATGGCTCTGTAGAACATGAATACGAGATTCACGATCCTCAGAACGCTCTCGTGCAAATGGCCCGTGTTCACAAGCTATTGACCGATAGAGTTGAGCAAACCAACACTTCTGAACAATCTCACATAGTAGAGCAAACTATCCTAAAACGTTCTGAGAGAACTGGTGAAGATGCTGAATCTATTGCACTTAGCCTGCTAGAATCATTTCAGGATGAGCCAGAATTCTTACAGCCTGAGTTGTGGGGAAAGTTTGCTTATGTGCTGGCTAAACCGTTGGAAAGCAAGGAGATACAGTGACGCGAACGGCTGCAGGGATCGCATTATTGGTTAGCGGCATATCAGTGATAGCCGTGTCCGTTGTGCGTCTGTGTCAAATGTGGCGAGCTGAAACGCTGCGCCGCGCTAACTACTATAAGAATGAATAGCTTACGCCAATTCTACCGCCAGAAGCGCGTCGGTAAGGGCAAAAACGGAATGGTGTATAGACATTTGCTATGCGAAGTGCTATACAGTAGCTAGCGGTTCCCTCTCGTGGTTGCGTGAGTGGCTGAAACGTGACGCCAGCAAGATCGGAGATGCGATTGAGGCGCTGGATTGGCCGATGCTATCCGACCCGGGGTTCGACTCCCTCACCGTGAGAAATGGGGCCGCTACAATTTATTCATGGCAAAACAGCAATTCAACCGACGACTATCAGATGAGGCGATAACGGCAATTAGCTGGTGGGCGAAACAAGACTCAACCCCGGCGCGGAAAGTAACTGATACAGAGATTGTAGAGCGAGCGATTGCGCTGTACGACCAGATGCGTGCGAATGGCGGGGGAGTTCCTGAAGCCGTTCCGGTTATTCCCGAAGCGCAGCGAGTTGAATCTCGACCATCAACGGGGCGGATAACAAACATTTCCGCTAATGCGGGTTTCGACCCTGCGACTATTCCCGGCGTCTCGCGTGGTGTTTCAACAAACTTCACCTGTCGCTGTATCCATTCAGGGTGCAAAGGATCGAAGTTTCAGGGAGCATCGAAGTATGCAAATCTTTGTCCGGCTTGTGGCGAGTCTGGACATTCGGGCGATCCGCGAAGCTGTCAGGAATGTTTTAACGATATGGGGCCAGCATGAGCAAGTGGAGTATTGCGTGGCGAACGGGGCTGATTTTTGCCTTAGGGTTTTTCGCCGCCGACCAAAGTGAACGCAAGATTTCCCGGCAGCCTTTCGTTCTCTTGGTGGAAACTGGCGGGTGATTGCCTTTTGGCAGCAACGTTGGGATGGTCTTTGACAATAGGAGAATCAAATGAGCGAACTAAGTGAGGCGATTATAGCATGTGTTGAGTCGTCTGGATTGAACGATGACGACCAACGGAGTGCAATCGGAATGGCGCGGACGTGGGTAGACAAACGAGAGCCTATTAAGTGGAATCCTGAGCAGGTTCACTACGAGAAGCGCGACCAGTTAGCCGCAAACCTTGTAGCGATCATAGAAGCGAATCCCGCGGAAGATGAAGAGTACGTTAAGGCCCTACAAGCGGCACGTGCCGTGGTCAACGCGCCATTTCAAGTAGAAACACATGGCGGGGCAAGATTAGGAAAGCCGGGAGAGAAGAAGAAAGCACGTGAAGTGGCGACAGAAAGGTAAGGAGTAAGATGGACGGGGAGTTGCGTCGCAGGCTTAGCTTCTTCTTTTGGTTGTTATACCATTATTGCCATTACGAATATTGGCATACTTGCGATTCTACTCGCGCTGATCATTAATTACCGCTAGAGAGGAATCAAAGTGAGCGATAGCGTTGATAAACTAGGAACGGTAGTGGTCAAGCAGTACGCTAGTGGATCAGAAAATCACGAACCTGAATTGGCGCTCATTTTCACTTCTTGTGACGCTCCGACATATGGATTACGTGACGCCGAAAATAATAGATACCATTGGCGACAAGACCTGACTCGACCAGCGACTCCGGAAGAAGCCGTAAGGTATTGGCAGCAACGAGCAGAGAACGCGGAGCATCTATTCGAGAAAATGAACGAACTGAACATAAAACTCAGTGACCACAATGATAAATTAATAGAACGGTTATATTGCCTGCCGGTGGATACGCCAAAATGAGAACCCTGTCTGACGCCTTACGCCGAGCGGCAGAGTGGTTAGCGCATCTCTGTGGATATTATCGATTCGGGTCGATAGACAGTGAGGGCAGCAAAACTCGGCAATGGATTGATGAAGCATCTTTTGCTCGTTTGGAGCAACGAGTGCTGAGCCTTGACGAGAAATCCAAGCCAGAGTTTTTGAGTTGGGCGCGGAGCTATTACAACAACGGATGCGATCCCGTGAAATTGAAATGGGCGGTTGCGATTATTGGCACGTTAGCGCCTGAAGAATTAGATGACGATGAAAGTATTTTGGACGCGGAGATTCTGGACGCATGAGAACAATTCAAGACGCCTTAGATCGTGCTAAATCTCTCCGAGACTTCAAAGCAGCAAGTCCAGATAGGTTTGAGAAGTGTAACGACTTTCAGGACTTAGCTACTTTGGCGGATGAAGTTGAGAGATTAACTCACGCGATCAACGACGCCGCGGGAAATACTCTCTTGAACAATTCATTTACTTACCTACAGCATAAGAGTTAAAGTCTCTTCCGTGATCAACGTAGATGCTCTTGAGGTAGAGATACGGCAAAAGTTCGCTAAACTTCGTAATCGGTTCCAAGCCGAGATTCCCGACACTTCCAAGCATCCCAACCAGCACGCCTTCGTCCACAGCACAGCTAAGCGTAACGTGATTCGCGCGGGCCGTCGCGGCGGGAAAACTTTTGGCACTGCTATACGTGCGGTCACTCGCTTTCAGCAAGGGGCGAGAGTGTTGTACGCTGCGCCGACTCAAGACCAGCTAGATCGATTCTGGGTTACGGTCTGCCGGTGTTTACAGAAGTCGATTGACTCGAAACAGATTTACAAGAACGAGACTCGGCACATCCTAGAAGTTCCCGGTACGGAGCAAAGGATTAGAGCTAAGACGGCGTGGAATGCCGACTCTCTCCGTGGTGATTATGCAGACGAGTTAATTCTTGATGAGTGGCAGCTAATGAACGAGGACGCGTGGAGGCTTGTGGGCGCTCCAATGTTGGCTGATAAGAACGGGAACGTGACGTTCATTTACACTCCGCCGTCCCTGCACTCGCGCTCAGCGTCTAAGGCTGACGACCCCCAACACGCGGCCAAGTTATTTAAGCGAGCCAAACAAGATACTACAGGTCGATGGGCGGTGTTTCACTTCTCTAGCCGAGAGAACCCCTACATTAGTCAGGACGCTATTGAGGAATTAGCACAGGATATGACGGCTTTAGCTTATCGGATGGAGATTGAAGCTGAAGACGTAGATCAGAATCCGGGCGCGTTGTGGACGCGAGAAGTTATCGAGAAAGGACGACTCGGAGAGAACGACGTACCCGACTTGGAAAGAATCGTGGTAGCCGTAGACCCGTCGGCTACAGCTGACGGTGATGAGGCCGGGATAACAGTTGTAGGCAGCGCTAATGGTCACGGGTATTTACTAGCGGATGTGAGCAAACAAGGTAGTCCTGCTCAATGGGCTGAAACAGCAATTTCAACGTTTCACTATTACGATGCTGATCAGATTATCGCAGAATCAAACAATGGCGGTGAGATGGTCAAGCTAACTCTAAACACGGTCGATCCTCGCGTGCCCGTCACGTTGGTTCACGCCTCAAGAGGGAAACAGACCAGAGCGGAGCCAGTAGCGGCACTAGCCGAACATGCAAGATTGCACCATGTTGGTAAATTTCCGTTGTTAGAGGACGAACTGTGTTTGTGGATGCCAGGGGATGATTCGCCGAATAGGCTAGACGCTTTTGTTTGGGGAGTGTCGGCGTTGAATTTATTCAAATGGCAAGAGAACCCGCGCAGTCGAAAAGAGATGATTCACCGTGCTATTCCAGATAAGTATAAACCCGAAACACTGCAAACGAATTACTCCCACGCTCAAGAGATGGCGGTGAGATTTCAATATGAACAAGCCAAGAAAAAGGTGCAGACTTCACGGGTATATGAGTTCAACGAGTGGCTTGATCCGGTTGAAGAACGAGACGAAGGCTGAACTTTGCTATTTACGTTTACGGTCAATAAGCATATGATTCGCCCATGCCTGACGGATTGTCATCGACTGATTATTTCCGCGCTAATCTGCCTCAAGTAGAAGCCTTAAAGAAGAGGCAGTTATTTGACGCGATGAAGAACGCCGCACCACAACCTACAGGTTCACGAGTAGGTATTGGATCGAATGGAAGCTTAACAGGGGTGAAGATGCCTGACGCGGACGTGATGAAACCGCTAACCACTCCAACTAGTCCAGTGATTAACGTTCCAACGCCTGACACCTCCAGTTTAGCCGAGCGCCAGCCGGTGCGTATGGGCATAGACTTGTCTGGGTTGAAAGGTTCTGATCGCGGGTTAGCTCAACTTCAGGCGATGCAGGATGCGGACAGTGAAGGGTTGAATACCAAGACCGCTGGTGATTTTGTAGAAACACAAGCGCCGCGGCCTATGCATTTAGGACTGTTGGAACACCTGAAGAACGCGGGGAAAGATTTAGTCATCAACATGGGCCAGTATGCTAAAACCCATCCCGGTGCAAGTACGGGAGAATTGCTAGGTGCTGGCGGTGCTGGTGCTTTAGTTGGCGGGATCAGCCCTGACGCTGGTGATGTGCTGAATCGAAAATATCAAATTGAGCAGCAACAAGGCGACGTGGCGAATCAGCTAGGGATTGAAGGCCGACAAGCTCAAGTAGTCAACGAGCAAAATAAACCGTTAGTTGACTTGGCGAGAATTAAGGCACAAACAGAAAAAGCAAGGGCTGACGCCGAGAGAGAGGATGCAAAGCTCAAAGAGACGGCGCAGTATCATAAGGATACGATTGCCGAACGTACAAACAGGACGCGAGCAGAACGCGCGCCGCTATTACGAGAACGGGAGAATGGAGACGGCACGAAGACAACGCTGAAGTCTACGGACAATGGCGCGACGTGGGCTGAAGTTCCTGAATTAGCGTCATTGTCTAAGCCAAAGGACACCCAAGACTACGCTCAGCTTCGCGATTGGAATTATAAGAAGCAGAATGAAGCAGCCGCAGCCGAGAAGGACTTACGCCAACAAGCTGATGCGATTAAGATCGTAACTGTAGACGATGAAGAGAAGAAAAAGAACCTCATGTCTCGTGCTGACGAGGCCGCAAAGAATGTTTTGAAGTATCGAGACGAGGGAGATAAGGCGGCAGCTAAGATTAAAATGCAATCTGCTTCAAGCGTGCCGTCACCATCTACTCATGTTCTGAATAAGAAAGCGTGGTTACAATCTCACGATCTTAAGGACTGGCCTAAAGCAGTAGCAGCAGCTAAGAGTGCGGGGTATCAGATAGTGCAATGACAGACTGCCTTAATCCGACGTGTAGTCATCCACACGACGATCATTTACCCGTTTGTGTTCGTTGTGCGTGTGCCCGGTTTGTCTTTCCATCGCTGAATGCGCCCGTGACCGACTGCGGCGGTGGCGCTCTCACGCGAGAGTGGGCGATCGAGAATTTGACCACTGCCGAAGCTCAATATGAACGCAACCCCTCTTATGCTAACAAGTGTCGCATTACTGCGTACAAGATGCTCTTGCCACTCTTTATTGAAGAATCCGATGCGGTTCAGTAGATGCCTGACGATCCTAACGACATTCTGTCTGGTGGTTTGGTTCCTCGTACTCCGCGTTCAATAGACCCGTCAGAACGTGTTAGACAAATTGCGTCACGCGCCCAAATCTCGCCTGACGTTGCGGATGACTACCTGAAAACAACTCAAGTTGAATCGGGCCATAACGTAAACGTTCGTGATAGCTCCAAGGGGGCGCAGGGCTTTGGGCAGGTGATGCCGGATCGTCCGGGCGGCACGATTCGCACTGTGGGTGGCAGGCAGTACAATCTCCGAAATCCCGATGAAAACATCGAGGCGGGCTTACGGTATTTCAACGAAGGCGGCCCCGATCCGGTTAGTCGAAGGCTCTATTATTTCGGCGGCCCAAAAGCTAAACGCCACTATGAGAGCACGGGACAGATACCAAATATTTCAGACGGAAATATGTCCGCCGCGCAATACGTAAAAGCTACTGGCGGCAGTGTACCGAATAGACCTATTCGCGCCCAAGAGCCATCAATTCTCAGTGGGGGATTAGTCAGTAAAAGCCCTGCGTCTAAAACTGAGACGCCTGACATTCTCTCAGGTGGATTAGTTGAGGCAAGTCCGTCCAGCCCGGCAAGTCCTGACAATTCAGGACAAGTCCCGGCAAGTCCACCTCTGACTACTAATGATGCTGCATGGCACTTTGGCACGACGCCGGACGAAGCGAGACGATTAACGCCCAAGGCCCAACAGATATTAAGTGAAGCAGTCGCGGAAGATCAGCGCAAGAAAGCAGCAGGCCAACAAGTTCAGCAACCGTCTCTGAAGTATCAGAACGATATGCGTAAGGCGGCAGGGCTAAGACCGTTAAAGTACAACATTGTCACTGATGAGACCAAGACTGCGCCTTACTACCAACCAACCACAGTTCCCTTCATGCTGAAAGAGAAGGCCCCGATTCAGGTCAAGCCGCGCCCGTTTACTTTCCAATCGCCAAGCGATGAGCAAATAAAAGAGTCGATTAGACGAGAGGTATTAGCATCAGCGAGACAAGATACACATCTGCATCCTGAGGCGGGTAACGATATCAACCAGACTGACATTGAAAACATCGTCAACCAACGATTCGCGGATTACAAGGCGAACCAAGCGAGCGAAACGACTGCGGCGCAGCTTGGGCCAAGTATGCAAGCGCGTCAACGAGGCATCGGAGAGCGCGTCAGCGAGAAATTAGGTGATGTCGCTACAAGTCTGAATATCGACACTCCGATGGGACTGAAGACGGACGTGTTAAGAGGCGCAGCCAAAGGTCTATTATTGCCTGTCCCGTCACGCACGATTTCACCAGAGGAGAAGTTAGTCGATCCAAGTGCTGAGGCGTGGCAGAAGTCGTTCCTTGGGCCTGAATCAGTCGGAGAGTTGGCGACCGCGTTCATTCCTTACGTTGGTGCAGGGAAGCTTGTTTCTAAGCTGGGCGTAGCGAGTCCTGTATTGAGAGACGCACTAACGTTCGGAGTTGTGGATGCGGCGAAACAATTCTCGCAGACGGGAAAGATTGACCCGCAATCCGTAGCCGAATCGCTATTGATGGGTGGCGCGATGGGGAAGATTGCGGGACTTGATCCAAGTCTAAAGCGTAGAATAGTTGCGTATCTTGCCCCTCAAGTAGCCGTAGGATTGGCAAAGGGTCAACCCGCGTCGCAGATAGCTCAGGGTGCTGTTACTAATTTAGGATTTGCGTTAGCAGGTGGAACGAAGGGCGAGCCATCAGATTTAAGAGTTACACCAAAAGGAGAGATCAATGCAGGGAGTAGCGTACCAAGTGGACGACAGCAACCAATTTCAAGTGCTGAACCGAGGCAGATACCCAGAACTCAAGAGCGAGATGTTGCCAGTGAAATATCAAGTCCGTTGGTGGCAACTGCCGAAAGCCTTAATCCTGATGTGGCAGGGTCGAGTCGAATACAAGAACGGGCATTGGCAGAGCGTCTTGCGTCTCAGCAGAAAGGACTTGGAGCGAGCGAAGCAACAACTCGCCAAGGTGTAGATTATGCGAACCAAATTGAAGCGCAGCCGAATGTCACGGCGCAACCTGAGAGCGCGGAGTCAGTCGAGCAAGTTAAGCGGTCGCGTCAAGTGGTTTCGGAGCCTGTGGGAGCGCCTGCCCGCGTGTCAGAATCCTCAACCTTATCACCCGACGTGGGAACAATGGGCGACGAAGGTAGCCAAGCTATAAGACACGTAGACCTTCAACCCCGCAGAGTTCGCGGCGAAGGCAAGGGCCAATTCAAAGCCGAAACTCGCGCACAGAGAGAAGGAAGACTCGCACAAGTAAACTCTCCCGCTACGCCTTCCGAGGGTGATACTGAAGGAAAGTTCTACGAGCAGTTCCGCGCAACCGATCAAAAAGATTACAACCAAAAAGTTAACGCTCTGGAAGCTTACCTGAGTCTGGACAAAGAGCGCGCCCAAATCAGCGATAAGTTGGCTGGCTACGAATCCGACCATCCTCAGTACAAGCTGCTTGATAAAAAGCTAGACGAAATAGATCGCAACTTGAATCTGGAGGTCGATCAGGCAACGAAGCGCCTTGGCGTTAGTGCTCAAGATTTCATCAGCCTGGTAAACGAGTTTGAGAGCAATAAGGCTGCCGTTACTGCTGCGCTACGTCCGCAGGGTGGCGTATCTGTACCTGAAGGGAAGCGTCCTGTCTCTCGGCAAGAAGCAACGGACTTAGGCTACACCCAGCGCGATCCATCTGACGTACGCACTTTCAAAGCGCAATCCATTTCAGATGAATCGCTGAAGTCACATCTCAGAAAGAACGGGTTCAAAGCTGACGATACGATTATTACACCAAAAGGTGAAGCCGAAATTTATCAAGCATCTTCGGGGTTGGCTTATTCATGGAAACCCAAAACTGGAAAGGGCCGTGACGGGCGGATATTCATTGACGATTCCGAATTCACGCGACATCCGACCACGTGGCGCGATCCCCAGAACCCTGCGTTGACGATTCAAGTCTCCCCTCAACCAGAGACTAAAGCACCCGGATTCTCTGATAAGACAGTGCAGATGGTTAGAGGCGAATATGCTCCCACACCAGAACTACAAGCAGTCATCGACAGAATCAAGACAACGCACTCTCGCGCTGATCTGGATACTCTGGAAACTGAACTACACCGCATAAAGGACGACGCTCTTACCCGCCTGCGTTCGGGTGAGCCGGATGCGCTTGAGCGCGTCACTCAGGTTAATAGCCTAATCAATGCCCTCTTAAACCAATTCTCCGTTGTTCAATCGGGCGAGCTAAAGGAACTGGCAAGGGGTCTCGTTCAGGATAGTCAGAAGTGGTCGGACGTAGTGCGTCAAGCTCGACGTGCAGCGTCGGGAGATTTCCGCGAACCCAAGAATGTCACGTTATCCAGCGACCAGCCTAAACCTGTTGGGCTGCTTGAGGCCGCACCGGAGAAAGCACCCGCGGCGACTATGTCTGAAGCCGCGAGTGTTCCAAGTAGCCCTGAATCTCAAGGTTCGTCTGCGCGTTCCGCGCGAGGTGCAACCCCCGCGACCGAACAAGCATTGCAGGATTGGCGCGAAGGTCGCGCTTACATTGACGGGCGCGGCAACTATCACGTAAAAGCGGAAGGCAAGCCAAGCGGCCCGATCGCGCCGTGGAATAAAGAAGCCAAGTCTACATTTGCGAATGTCTCAGAGTTGCACCGTGCTGCGAATCTGGAATCTCGAGGCGAAGAACCGTGGCAGATGACGAAGGTGGAATATGCCCGTAAGTGGCATGACGCGGCTGATACGGCACCGCCCAAAGCCGACGAAGTGCTGACGGGCGCGCAGCAACGCGATGCCCGCCTTGTTCGTGAGGGGCACTTATACGCCGTGCGCCGCGCCGTCGAACAAGGTAAACCCGTTCCACCTGAAGTTTTAGCCGACTACCCCGATCTCTCCCCTCAACCAGAGACTAAAGCATCCGCTCCCCCACAGAGCATTAAAGAACAAATCTCATATCAAGCAAAGCGTCAACAAGTGATAGACGCATTAGCGCGAGATGAATTTCCCTACAAAGGATGGGATACGGAGTTCCCTGACTTGGCCGCTGAACGCAAAGCATCTGTATCTACTCCGGAGACTAAAGTAGAACCAGCCGCACCAACAGAAAGGATTCAACCAAGTGAAAATGCTACGCCTGCCGTCGCCGTGGATAACTCGCAGCGATCAGCACTTCAGACGAATCAGCCAGAAAGAGTTGCGCCAACTACTCAAGACGTACGAAGTACTGAAACAAGCGAACGCCCGCCGTCTAATGCCACTATCGCACGGCCTGAACTAGAACCGTCAACAACGTCTGCGCGCAAGTCTCAACTGGCTGAAGATCGCGCGCAGCTAGACTTGCCAGAGTTGCCGTCGGCAGAGCGTAAGAGTTGGCGGACCTCCCTTGCCAATGCCAAGCCGGAACGCGCCGCTTTGTTAGCCGATGAAGTGCTAACCAAGCCTCGTTCGTTGAATGACGAAGAAACGGCTTCTTTGGTGGTTCGTGCTCAGGAAATTAAGAACGAACACGCTCAGACAATGAAAGAGATCGGAGAATCGTCCGATCCTGACACCATTGCGGCGAAGAAAGCCCAAGCCGATGCGCTAGAACGGGAATTTGACAAGATTACGCGAGCAACTAAGGCGTCAGGAACGGAAAAAGGCCGCACTCTGGCTGCCCAGAAGCTCACCATCAATCAAGACTATGATTTAGTTTCGCTAGTTCAACGCGCCAAGGCTGCTAAGGGGCGCGATTTGAACCCTGCGGAACGTGAACGTTATGAGCAAATGGCAAGTCAGATAGAGGATTTGAATAAACAACTCTCAGAAGCAAACGAGAAAGCCCAAAAAGCGCAATTACAGCGGTCTATTGACAAGGTTAAAAGACAAACTCGCCGGGCCGAGACCAAGGCGACTTTAGACACTGAATTTGCATCGCTGAAGTCTCAATTAGCACAAGCCAAGCTCGAAACTAGATCGGGCGTTCAGCCCTCACTGCTTGCCAGTCTTGACCCTGAAGGCAAATTAACCCCGATTATTGCTCGCATGGCAAAGAACCGCGTGAGAGCCGGGATAAATTCCGCTGAAGGGCTAGTCGATGAAGTTTTTAACGCGGTTAAAGACCATTACGACGTTTCGAGAGATGATATAGCAACACTGATTCGCGGCACGCTTCATCAGCCTGACGATGTGTTGAGCAGGTGGGACAAGCGCAGACAGTCTCAGTTGTTGAAACAACAGGGTGAGATTGAGAGTCGATTAGCCACAAGTAACTTTAGCCCCAAGCCCTCGCGAGAAGCACCGATTTACAATCGAGAGACGTTCAAACTTCAAAGGCAAGTCAACGAACTCAAGGCCAAATATGATCGTGAAATGTATCGCGCCACTCGTGGCGTGACAGGGAAACTAATCGACACAGCGGCAGGGTTTGGAAACATTCCCAAGACGATGTTGTCTATGGCAGATGTTTCTGCCGTCTTGCGTCAAGGTGGAATAGGCGTCTATCAGCACCCGATCCTTTCTGGTAAGGCCGGAGTAGACATGCTGAAGTCTTTCACTTCGCACGGATTTGCGAATGTAGAGAATGCGATTAAAAACAGTCCGCGATTTGACCAAGCTAAGAGATCGGGCGTGGAGTTTACCGGGGTCGATAAGGACAATCCACAACTCTCAAAACACGAAGAAGGGTATCTAGGGTCAGGCGCGATTGACACACTGTCTCAGGGCAGACTAAACCCCTTGCGCGTAGTTAGGGGCGTGAAAGATTTCTCTGAACGGACTTTCGTTTCGTTTCTAGATTCACAGCGCATGAGAATCTTTGAGCAGCAGGCCAAGGCCCTCGAAGATATGGGATTAAAAGGGAAGGATTTAGACGCCGCGCTCAGGTCGCAAGCGAAGTATATAAACATCATCACCGGCAGAGGATCGTTGGGAGCAAGAGGTAATCAGGCCGCGCCCGTATTAAACGTGGCAATGTTTTCTCCGCGTCTTATCGCATCGAGATTTCAGTTTCTAAACAAGATGGCAAATCCGGTTGCGTGGGCCAACATGCCGAAAGGTGCGCGCAAACTTCAGATGATTGATAACGCTAAATTCCTGTTTGGCGTAGCGTCTACTTTAGCCCTAGCAAAGGCAGCCGGAGCAAGTATCAATCTCGACCCTGATGATTCAGATTTCCTTAAAGTAAAGACAGGGAATACTCGTTATGATGTCTTAGCTGGCCTGCAACAACCGATGAGGTTTATGTATCGTATGGCTCGCGCGGTAAAAGGTGGCGAGACATATGAAGGTGAGGACAAGGGGAAGATTGTCGGGGATTTCGCGAGGTCTAAGGCGGCACCGTTGGCGGGGTATGCTGCCGATTATTTAGAGGGCAAGAATCGGCTTTCAGGAAAGAAGTTTGAAGCGGGGAAAGACTTAGTTAGAAACCTGATTCCACTACCATTTCAGGACTTCCAAGAAGCGATTAAGGAGGATGGCACGGTAAGAGGAATTGCCGAAGCCTTTCCGACGCTGCTCGGTGTGGGTACGCAGACTTATCCGACTGCGCCGGAAAAAGCAGCGACCAAGGGTGAGAAATTTACTCGCAAGCTGATCGCTCAAAAGATGCCGGATGAAGGTCGAACACAAGAAGAAATTGACAAGGATCAGAACCTTGCTGAGTTGAGAGCGCAGGCGCGTCGAGGTGTTGACGTAACCAAGGCCCTTGAGGCGCTAAAAGGCACGGGCGCGATCACGGACAAGACAGAAAAAAGTATTTTGTCCGCAAGGGGGCAAACTCGGCTACAATCAGATTTTAAGAGGCTAGGACTGAAAGAAGCTCTTTTGGCGTACTCGACGTACACGCCAGCAGAACAGAATTCAGTTAAAAAGATTTTGGGTGAAAAGGCGATTACGGTTGATGTATTACCGGCAGAAGATCAGAAAGACGTAAGAGCAAAACTAGAAAGCTACGGATTCAAGCCGGGAATGCAGATACCTAAGAGGCCGACAGTGCAAAGAGCGGAGAGGCCAAATCTGAGAGCGTGGAGCGCGCCGTGAGTGAAAAGTAGATTGACGCTAGCTCGTTTCAAGGTTAATCTTCGCCTATGGCAGTTCAGTTTGACAGCATCAAAGACCTAAAGAAGCAGCCAGCACAGACCGGCTTTCCTGTTCCTGTGAATAAGCAGATGCAGCAGTTGGTGAAGCCGATGCGCAAACTACGATTCCCTTTGCCTAAGAAAACGGAGAAGAAACAAGTTGCCACTTAAATCCGGATCGTCACAGAGCGCGATTGGTTCCAATATTCGCGAGCTTCATTCTGGCAGCGCCTACGCACACACGGCTGAGAAATTCGGCGCGAAGAAAGCCCAAGCTCAGAGCGTCGCAATCGCTCTACATGAGGCTGGTAAATCACGCCCTCGGAAACTACGATTCCCAAGTCCGACAAGGAAAACGACATGACCACAAAGAAATCCGTTACACACAAAGCAGTAAGCGACAAGACGACGCCAGAAGAAGTTGAGAATGGTTCGTCCAAACCATCAGCGACCGTAACTGACGCTCAGCAATTTCCTAGGCTTGAGAAAGATGCTCATGCAGAACACCGCATAGCTCGCCATGTAGAACGCGACGGCCACGTAATCGCGCAAGTGGAAGTTCCCGCGCACACGGCTGAAGTAAGCTTAGGTTCTAGTCGAATCGAAGGCTGTGCGTTAGCCGCCGCCGAAGCCTGGGACGCGATTGATAAAGCGCCGGATGATGCTGATTTTGCGCACTCAACAAAACTTCACAGACAGGATTTGATTAACCACGCCGAGGAAGTATTTTACGTCAGGCATTGTCTCACAAGGCGATACCACTATGGCGAAATTTGAACGGGCAGTGCAAAAGATTAAGGCCCGTTTGGGCGAGGACAAAGCTGCGAAGGCAGCGTAACAAGGGAGGTGTGCCATCGCACAGCTTGCAGGACTACATTTTGACGCACAGCAGCTATCGGAACAGCAGATCGGCGGGAGTTGTAAGGGCGCTCTTGCTGCTTATGCTGCGCCACCGTTTTTAACCAACACGACGATCACGAATGCAAACACGAATGCGGGCCTTCAACTGGCCGTGCTTGCCGCGAAACCAACTCGTCACGCCGATGAGCAGCCAATGGCAGATCGGATCAACCTCGGCCTAACACTGGGATTGTACAGCGGTGAGTTGACGGACGCTCGCATCAACGCTCTGACAACGGGAGCGGGGTTAGTCGGCTTAACCTACGCCGATCCGCTGGTCGTGTCGGGCGCGGCCTACCCTCCTGAATAAGAAAGGTTTGCTGCGCGGCTAAGGGTTCTCGCGGCACGTTTCCTGCGCCGTAACGGGCTAGTCGCGCAGTAATTAATCTAATGTGGCTATCCAAGTCAGACTACGAACGGTTGATAACTTTAGCCGCTCAATCTGAGTTCTTATCCAAAGCACTAGAGAGTGCTGAGAAACGTGCTGAGGACGCTGAGAAGGCGTTAGCTTCGGAGCGGAGCAGTAAGGATTGGCTAACGCTTCAGTTATCGTCTCGGCTAGTCACAAAAAGTGGTCAGTATGGATTGGATCACGAAAAGCCCGTGCCGACCCCGATTCCCGCAAATGGCTACACACATGAACCAACCGACGTTGATTACGCAAAGTTGGAATATTACAAGACATGCGCGAAGAACGCAGGCAAAGACGAGCAAGATGCCGTAATGAAGTGGGAAGCTGAAATGCGGGGCGAAGGATTGCAGATTGAGACGGAGGCTGAACAGTAATCTTGTCCGCTAACCCCCAAGCCCTGCAATCCCCAACTCAGCAATCACCGCTGACAAATTACGCGCCATTAAAACCGCTGACAGAGTTGCAGCGTGGCGGAAAAAAGCCGTCAACGTATCTACAAAAAGCACTCTCGGAACGATTCAAGCACTTCAAGAAAAAAGACGAGCAACCGTTCAGAGAAATAGTAAACGTCGGCCAGCTTGTGTCTCTTTTCATGAACGGGAAACAGTTCTTGGCCCAGAATCCTTACGACGGATCGTGGGGCGTTCTCCCGCTACCGTCTAGTAATACAAACTCGTCACGTCGCGCGCTCAACGTGATGAACAATCTCAAGCAGAACCTTCTCACCAAGTGGGAGAACTCCAACCCTGACATTTTAATCCGTCCCGGTCGTAATTTAGATACTTGTGCATCTGCGGCGAAGTCTGCGGACGCGATCAATAACTACTACGAAAGACAATTCTATAACCATTGGTTTTCTCAGCAAGAGGGACTAATGGGGATGACTTTCGGAACGTACATTGATCGCTATCGATTTGACGATAGCAAAATCTCAATGTCCCTGATTCAAGATGTTTTTGAGCAAAAAGATGTCACAATGGGGGAAGGGTCTGGGTTCTGCGGACACTGTGCATACGGAGGTACGGCAACAGAGTTTCAAGCCGCGAACCCTGATGAGCTGGGCCAGCTAGGCGGCGACGGGCCATTAGCACAACCGAAGTGTCCCAACTGCCAATCTACTGCGGTAATGGTTCAGAACCCCGCTAAAGACTCAATCCAGAGCATTGCGGGGCAACAAAAGAGACAGATCGGGGATTTAGTGTGTGAACTTTTACCGATGTCTGCTTGTAGGTGGGACTTAGCCAAAAGGCCGGAAGAGTCAAGCTGGTTTATCTATCAACAAGAAATCCCAAAAGGTCGCGTAACTCGCGTGATGGGCAATATCCTGCTGCCTCAAGGCGAAACGGATCACAATCACGGTCTGGAAGTGTTGAGAGCGCTACAGCACGAGGGGCAGGCGTTAGGCGGTATTAGCAGCGAAGGAAATCGACGTAAGGAGCGGGGCGGGGATAAGGACGACACGGTAACTTTCGACGAGATCTGGATGTCGCCAGATGATTATGCTGATATTAATTTAATCGGCGACGAAGAAACCGTAGGCGGCGAAACAATTCCTAAAGGTAAGTTGGTTGACTTTTTCCCTGACGGTCTCTGTGCGGTAGGGCTTAACGGAATGG